ATGCCTTCGGGAGCAGGTCGGGGGGTTGCCGGGGGTCCCCCCCACCCCCTCTGACCTGCGGTTTTGCCGCCGCGCGGTGTTTGCTGCGCAGGTCAGAGCGGGTGTGCCTCGCTGGTCCACTGGTCGCGGTCGCCGTGTCTCCATGCGACGCGCCCGGGCGCTGGTCCGCGACGGCCGGTGAGTGACGGCGTGTCTGCGTGGTCGATGAGTGAGGGCCAGGTGTAGGCGATGGTGTGGCCGGCTCGGCGTGCCCATGTGGCGATTGCTTCGTCTATGGGTTTGCCGTTGGGCAGGTTGTTGAGCATGTGTGGTACGAGGTCGGTGTGGATGGCTGTGCCGACTGCGTGGAGTAGGCGCCGGCAGGTGAGCCAGTGGGCTGTGGTGTCAGTGGCTTTGGCGATGCGTTGTTGGTATTCGCGTGGTCGTTCTCGTCCGAGGTAGAGGCTGACCACTGGGCTGGGTGCCACTGCTAGCGCTGCGTCGAGCTGGTCGCGGAAGTTGTTGCACGGTATGGCGTCGTCTTCGAGTACGACGAGCCAGTCGGTGTTGAACTTGGTGAGGTGTTGCCAGACTTTGCGGTGGTTGTTTTCGCATCCGAGTGCGCCGTTGTCGATGTTCATGTATGCGGCGCCTACGGTTTCCATGAGTTGGTGGGCTTGTTCTGCGCGTGTGGTGTGGGCGACGATCCCGATGGCGAACGAGGTCATTGCCCGCTGGCTGTGTGTTCTTTCAGGAAGGTGTCGACAAGTTCGGCGTGGCTGCGCTTGTCGCTGGATGCGACGTCTCCGACGATGAGGTGCTGGTCGGCGTCGAGCCATTCGCTGTACTGAAAGATCAGCTCCCGCACGGAATCCATAGCGGAGATCATGTCGGGGGTTACGGCGACGGTGATGGTAGATGCTGCTTCGGCCATGACTGTTCCTCTCATCGACCGGCGGTTAGTGCCCGGATTTGTTCGGGTGTTGTTGCCTGTAGGTACCGTTCGAAGCGCTGCTTGTTGCGTTCGGTTGCGGCTTTGTCTGCGGCGGTGAGGTGTGGGCGACGATGCCGATGGTGTAGGTCATGTGTGGTCCCAGTATGGTCCGGGGCATGTGTCCCACGGTCCTCCCCAGTGGACTCCGTCTGGTCCTAGCCCGTGCCACGCTGGCTGAACGCCGGCGGCGCGTGCGCCGTGCAGGTCGTAGGAGCGGTCACCGGTTGCCGGGGTGAGGTTTTCGAAGTCGATGAGCAGCGCGCCTCGGTCGGGGTGGATGACAACGTTGATGAGGCATGGGTCGCAGTGCCACCATCCTGATTGGTGGATGGATGTGAGTAGGTCCCAGAGCGGTTCAGCGTAGCGGCGTGACCAGTTGGGGTGCAGGTTGAGGATGGGTGTGCAACGTTCCGTTTCGATCCACATGTGGCCGTGGTTGATGAGTTTGGGTGTGGCCCATGGGAGTGTTTGGTAGGCGTGTAGTTCTTTTTCCCACGCGGTTTGTTGGTGGAATTGTTTGTGGACGGTTCGCTGGTGGATGGTGATGGTTGCGAGGCCCCATTTGTATGCCTCCACGTTGCTCCGGCTGGGCGGGCGTTGTTCACGAGGTCTTTGGTCGTATGTGTGTGGTTTTCACGGCGACGGTGATGTGTGGTGCGAGTCGTGGTGTGATGCTGCCGTAGTCGTATTCGGGGTCGATGACGATGGAGCATCTGACCCAGCCTCCGGCTTGGATTTTCTCGACGGTGCCTTCGTGTTCGAGTCCGTCGAAGTCAACCCATACGTCGTCGCCGGGTTTCAGGTTCTGGTCCATGTTTATTTGTGCCTCCACCAGCTCCACGGGTTGCGTTCGTTGGCTTTGAATATGGTGGCGACGCGCGGCCCGTAGACGAGACGGTCTGCGTGTTTGGTGTAGGCAACATAGTTGAGTGTGGCCATGTCACCGATGATGGTGCCTTTGGTGTCTTCTTTGTGCCAGATGCGTCGTTGTTGGTCTTCGTGGTCGGCGATCATGTCGTGGGTGAATGACAAGACGGTTTCACGGTCACCTCCGACGATCCCCGCGTTCAATAGGGTGTGGTCGGCGTGGGTGTCGATGAATGTTTGCAGGTGGGTGGCTTTGTGGTTGTCGCGCATCCAGTCGATGCCCACGACGGCGGGTTCGTGGCCGACGTATAGTTTCCCGGTTTCCATGTGTTTCCAGGGTGCGTTGAGCATTTCGACGTCGGTGCCGTCTACGCACCACACCCATTTGACGTCGGGGTTGGCGCGGAGCCATTGGTAGTACAGGTACCAGCGCGCGAAGTATGGGTTATCGACTGGGCTGGTGACTTGCTCGAATGACGCCTGCGGGTGGGTGAGTGGGTTGTCGCACAGCACGACGGTTTCGGCGTCGGTGATTGAGTTGATCAGCGTTTCGAGAAGTTTGACGTCGGGCCGCATGCGTGTGTTGCGTTGCGGGTCAGGTTTGTTCGACAGCAGGCAGGTCAGCACCACACGCCGGTCAGGTTCCACGATGGGGATGTGGTGGCTACTGGTGTAGTGGTGTTTCCAGTACAACTCGGCATTGCGGGCGGCGACGGCTTTGCGTTCCTCGGTCGGGACGGAACGCTTTACTTCCAGGTGCTCGTCCATGGAGTGGATGAGCTTGTTGGATCCGCAGACGTCGCCGTACCGGAACGAGGTGAGACCGGCGTTGTAGATGCGATCAGACCACGACGGGTGTTCCCAGCCCCAACCGCCGAATTCAGGGTCGAGTCCGCCGACGCGTTCGATGACGCTGCGGTGTGCGTAGATCATGCAGCCACGCGCCCCGGACAGGGCGAAGTGGCGGCCGTCGTCGTAGACCTTCGTGACGTCGTTGAGTTTCCGTCCGCCGGCGAGGTCGATGAACTGGTACATCAGGTGCGGCTCGGGTGAGTCGATGTAGGGCTGAAACCAGTTGTCGGCGATCGGGTAGCAGTCGTCGTCGAACAGGAAGATGTGTTCGCAGCCGTTGAGGAGTTCGAGGCATTTGTTTTTGGCTCGGGCAATGCCTGCGCGTTGAGTGAATCGGTAGGTCGCTGCTGGGTATGGTTCGTCGCTGGCGTCGTCGACGATGACGAGTTTGGCGTTGGGTGTGTGGCGGCGAATTTTAGCGATTGTCTCGTCGGCGATGGTGTTCCGGTTTCGGGTGGTGACTCCGATTCCGATTGGAGTTCCGTTGGTGGTTTCGGGAACGTATCGGGTTCCGTTGATCACGACGTCGGTCATGTGTGGGCTCAGTTCGTCACTCGTACCATTCGCCGCAGTCTGGGCAGTCCGCGTCGCCGCAGTAGCAGATGTTGCGGTCTGTGGTTCGTCCGGTTTTGCGTTCGCGGTGCCGGTTTCGGTGCGGCTGGGCGGCGTTGGATCTGCGCAGCTCCTGGCGGGCGCGGGCTGCCTCATCCATTGGTGCAGTCCATCGTCCAGCCGTTCTTGCGTGTGGTCACGCGGATTGTGGTGTCCTCGTGTTTCGCCCCGGCCATCGCGAGGGTGGCCGTCTTCGCTAGCGCGGCCATGATCGGCAGCATCCAAGGCTCGTTGGGTCCAGCTTTCTGGACCGCTTGAACATCAGGTGGCGTGGTGGTCCACTGGCCGGGATCGGCGTGCATGAGCACTTTCCCGTCAACTTCGATGTGGATCACTGTTCGACCGCTTTCCGCAAGGCTCGTTTGGGAACGATGACGTCGTTGCTTGTTTTGTCGATGGTGATCGACAGCACGGGCGGGGCTGTGGGTGTGGTTCGGATGTTGATGACGCGGTGCCCGGTCGGTGCGTCGGCCGCTTTCTGGCGCAGCTGTTCTGCTTCTTCGCGTGTGAGGATCACATAGTTTTGTGTGATCGCCGCGGCGAGTGCTTCCGCGACCAGTTTCGGGGTATCGAGGTGCGGTAGGCCTGCTTCTTCAGCGAACTGGCCGGCGAGTTCCGGGGGGACACTGATAGGCCGTAGTCCCGGCAGGAGGATCGGGAAGGGTTTGGTGTTTTCGTCGCCGGGGTGAACCAGGTTGTTCAGCGTGCGGTTAAGGAAGTCCGTGAGGTCTGTGAGGCTGCTCATTTGGGATATTCGCCTGCGAGGCCGTCGCTGATTCTGTCGGCACACCCTTCGCCACCGATCGTTCCTGCACCGTCCTGCAGATTGATTCGCCACGAGTCAGGATCGATATCGTTGGGTACTCGGCATGCTTTGCCGCAGGGGGCGAAACGGACACGATCACAGGTGTCGCAGACGCGGAGGTGTTTGAGCGGCACGGCAACTACTCCTGGCTGGTGGAGCGGGGAACGCGATCCAACAACTGGTCCAACAGTTTCTCCGCAGCCTCAACAATGCTCGGGTTTCCGTCTTCGCGGGCTAGGCGAACGTTGTGGAGGGCGTCGGTGATGCGGTCGTTGAGGGATCGTGGTGTGGCGAAGGTGGGCATGGGATCACCTCCCGAAATGCGAAACGCCCCGGTATAGGTTCCGGGGGCGTTCGGGCTGACGTGTTTCAGGGACACGTATAGCGCTCACCAAAAACTGTACCTGCAATTTAATTCCTTGCAAGCGCAGAATGGCAGTTACCGTTACATTTCTGCCTTTGCCGCTTTCAGCAGTTCGTAATTCCAGCGGGCGTCAGCGAGTGCGTGGTGCTCGTCGGTGGCTTCAGGTTCCACGAAGTTGGGAATGGACTCCGCGAGCTGCATGAGTTCGTGGGTCCACATCGGGATCCCGGTCGGCAAGTGGATCATCTTCCCCCACAATTGCGCCAGAGCAACGTGGTCATAGGCGGCGTAGTACGCCCACAGTTCCGGGTCTGGCGCAGCGAGCAGGAATTCTCGGACCTCGTTGGCGATGACCCATTTGGGTTTGACCACGGTGGAGTTTCGGTCGAGTGTGCCGTCGTGGGTGACTTCGATTCGGATGTTGTCTCCGGATCCAACTAGTCCCGTCTTCAACCCTCGAACGGGGAGGTGCTTCCATACGTTGTTGATCAGCCAGTAGTCCTTGTGGATTCGGTCTTCCGGCATGTCACTGTTGACGGCGTAGTACTCGCGGCCGTCCTCGCAGACGATGCCGATCGAGATCAACTCGATGGTGTTGCCGTCTTCGAGGAACTCTGTGTCGTAGCAGTAGATGGTCATTCGGCTGTGATTCCTTCGGGTAGGTCGAATCCGAGCAGCTTGCACAAGAAGAGAAACTTTTCGGGCGGCCAGATGGTGCGGCACACGAGGCAGGTGCAGCCCGTGGAGGTGATGAGCTGCAATGCTGGCACCCTCACGTTCTCGCCGGCGTTGTCGCGCCTGTAGGTGTGGGTGGCGTTGCAGTTCGGGCACGGTGCCGACACGTGCTTCACATGCACCGGGTTGAACAAGCGGTCGATGTCCTCACACCACGACTTCAACACACTGGTCATCTTTTCGAGGTGTTTCACGTCCTGCGGCCGCCACGATTGTTCTTGCAGGAAGCGGAGGCGGGCGATGGTTGGAGGTACGCCTTTGTAGCCGGGTTGCCACACCGACACCATCAGATCAATGTCCTGGAGGAGTACGAGGGCGTCGGTCCAGAGGGGTGGTTTGGATTTGGAGCCGCCACCATTCCCCGTTTGGGCTTGTTCCCCGCCGACTGCGTCGAACAGTTGCATGTAGAGGCTGGGGGCGTGGAGCATGTGGCCGTTGTGGAGGGTTGGGATGGGGTCGATGAACGCGGTGATCGCTGTTTGGAACTCGGCACGTGCGGCGGGGAGGTGGCCTTCGTCGTTCGGCTGGGTCATTTTTCGAATGCCTTCCTGAACATATCTTCTTTCTGTTCCCGACGTTTCTGTTCCCGTAGTTCCTTCTCGCGGTGTTCAAGCCATTCCGCTGCGGCGGCACCGACCTCTGCCGGGACGTCGGCGAGGTGGGCGTAGATGTCTGCTTGGAGTTGGCAGAACGCCCGGTGCTCGTCGGGGTCTTGAATGGGGCATTTTTTCAGGGTGTTGGTGGCGGCGTTGAGCGCGTCCCATGCCGCGATCCACGCCCCCACACGAGCATCAGACATCAGTGATCCCCTCCTGGTTGGGTTCAGACTGCACAACCGACCCGACATCGCTGGGCAATTCGGTGTTGACCTCTACCCACCACAGTCCAGGCTGCCCAGGTATTGCTTCGCGCCGGACGAGAATGCCGCCGCTATGCGACTGGAACTCAAGCGCATCCTCTAGGCTGTCGTGCTCCTGGATCCACTCTCCCCCGTTGGGATGCGGTTGCTTCAGTGCGTAGACGCTCATTTGTGGTGTCCTTTGCAGTCGGTGGAATGCTCTGTGCGGGGCTGGAAACACACCGGACAAACAGGGCTCTCGTGGATGAACCGAGCCTGGGCGGCGAGGATCACGGACAAGGTCACGGTTGGTCCTTTTCGGCTAGTAGTTGGGCGATAGCGATCAGAGCGTGAGTCTGCGCTGCCTGGTAATCCCCCGCAGCGGCTTCTTCTTTGGCCCGGTTGATGTGATCGACGGGGGTGACGATCTTGCGTCCGTTCAAAACGGCGGAGCCCAGGCGTCTATGAGGACATCGAACGCAGCATCAGCCATGCGGCGCCACGCGTCCTTCTCCTGCTCCGACAGGGTGTTCCAGGGGAACATGCGGCCGGAGCTGGTGGTTTCGCAGATGGCTTGCGCGGCCCGCTCAACCAGAGCTGCACGCTCAGGGGTAGTCATGGTTGGGCCTCGTATCGGTAGTGCTCGCAGGGCTTTCGGTCGGGCCGGACGGTGCCCGGTTCATCGCTGAGGTAGGTACGTGCCGGGTATCGGTGTTCGCGCAGCACCGGTTGGTCTGCGCCGCGTTCGGCCCACTCGATGTCCATCTGCGGCTCGCTATGGAACTCGGCGTCCAGATCGGTGCACGACGAAAACGGCACCAGGTCGCGGGTGGACATGAGTTCGTCGCGCTCGGTGCAAGTGATCTTGACCCACGGCATCAGCAGGACGATCCTTTCGTGAGCCATTCCGCCCACCCCTGATCCACCACACGCCGCGGGGGTGTGGTGTCCGGGATGATGTGAATATCCGTATGCCCCGACGCGATGGCGTGGCGGTCTGCTTTCCATTCGGCGCAGTCTTCGCACGATTGGTCCCAGACACGGTTGCACTCCTTGCAATGAACCTGAATCACGCGATCGCCTCCCGCATGCAGTCGGTGCACCGCGTCAACCCACACATCGGGAATGCAGCATTGGTGGTCCAACCCAATGTCTTTCCGCACCTATCGCAGTCCAAGACATAGAACCGATCGCTCACGCCCTCGCTCCATCCCGACACCCAGCGGGCCTCGTGAGCGATGTGGGTGAGGTGCGAATCCATGTCGGGATCGTGGGAATCACCGTCTTTCGAGTAGTTCTCCAAAGCCCAGGCGGCCTCATCCTCGCTGCGTCCAGCTCTTCGTCTTCGTTATCTGGGGTCATCGTCAGCTGTATCCGCTTGTGCCTTGTTGGGCGAGGTGTCGTAATCGAAAACAACCAACATGTCGGTGTTTCCACTTAGGACGGGGCAATCCTCAGGTGGGTGTACCACCAAGCAGGCAGGACACGAGTGATCCTCAGTGAACGGTCCGTAGTGTTTGGTTGGGATCAAAGCGAAGGTCGACGCCTCATCCTGCGGCCTGGTACGAATCCACCCGCCGTAGTCATAGTGCCACCGGGCGTTGAACCTATCGCGCCAAGCACGATCGCGGTGTTCAGGGCTCAAGTGCTGGACGTCTGATCCATGCTCTGTGGTCGGCATAGTCGTCATCTCCCTACGAGTGTCGGTAATCGGAAACATGTGTGCGCTGTCAGATCGGCTGCCTACCTGGAGAAACGGCGACGATCATCGAATCAACCCCTGATAAGCAACACGCTCGTCGGGTTTGGGTAGTTGGATTACCGCAACACCCGGAAGAGATAAGACGGCGTCAGCAAGGATCTCGCCCGGATCAACTCGACAATCCGACGAGCTACCAACGATCCGGTAATACGACCGGCCGAGGGCTTCTGTGAGTACTGCACGCAACTCGGGGTTGTTCATTCGTCGCCTTTCTCCAGCACATCGAGAACCCGTTCCAGAACAGTTGTGGACTGCTTGAAATCCCCGAACCCATCCGGCCGGATACCGTGATCAAGGATCGCCTGCGCCACCACTTTCCGATGCTGGGCCGCGTGCCAATCCTCCGGCGCCCAAACCTTGCGGGCGCTTCCCGAGTATTCGGTTTTCTGCACCCCGGTCTCGACATCGAAAGCGGTCCGGCCGTCACCGTGCAGGTACAGGTACTTTCGGCCGACTTTGGCTACCTTGTCCTCCCACGTTTTTTCCCCGTACCGGGACTCGTTGTAGGAGGCTTCGACGATCACGGTGTCGCCGACTTTGAACTTGCTCATTCGTCGCCTTTCGGTTCTCGGTTTCTGTCAGTGAGCCGCCCGAAGTGGATGACCCGACCGGGCAGCGGCTTCCCCGGACGAATCGTGTTCGAGCAGGGTTTGCCTTTGGGGGCTTTGCAGATGTCACACGACCGCGCTGATTGGGCGGCCTGGACACGAGGATCATCCGCAGACGACACAAACATCGTCATGCGTCGTCTCCTGGTGTTGATTGCGGGGGCTGTGCGCCACGTGGAGCGACTTTCAGGGCATCCCGCGTGTCATCGGCGCTCACGACATCCGCCCACGCGTCAGAGCGCCCGTAGCCGCCAACTCCGCGGCCCGGACACGAGCCTCATGAAACGACGACCGCTGCAACACCAAGTTCGTCCCCGCAACCACACAACGAGCACCCACACCCGCCTTGCACCACGAACACCGAACCGTCAACGCATTCACCTTCGGCCGCACAAACACCCGCGGTTCCGGCGTCGTCTCCCCGTACCGGTCAGGCACGATCGATCGACTTCATCTCAGCGACCCGACCGACAGCGCGGGCCAGCCGGCGCTCCAGCTCCGCGTCACGGGCATCCTCACGAGCTTCCCGTTCCGCCGGGGTCTCCCGCTCACACCGATCCCGACGAATCGCACGAGCAGCATCAACAAGATCCTTCGGCAACGGACGAAACCCATTCCCGTGATCGGAGTACATCTTCGTCACCCCAGCCAGCACGTCGGCCTGGTTGAACTTCCACAGTTCGATCTGCTCAGCCCACGCCTCAACGGTGGCGCGGTTCGGCTGCGGAAACCACGGATCGTAAGCAGCGCACTTCGCAAGAGCATTGGCCGCGATCTGATAAGAGTCGCTCATTGTCCGATTGCCTTTCTCTGGTCAGGGTTTCCGAGGCCAGCCCATCCGAGGACTTTCGCTTCGCCAGCGGTGAGGTTGCTTGATCGAGACGACTTGATGACATCTCCGAGGACTGTTGGGAGGTATTCGGGGAGGTTGCAGTTAGGCCTTCGTTCCCATTCGCGCAGGGCTTCCCGGATAAGGGCGTCCGGTTGTCCTTCGCGGGTGAGCTTCTCAACCTGGACTGCCAGCCGGTCCACAGTGGCTTTCGGATAGGTGTTGCTTCCAAGCTCTTGACGGACGACGGTCTTGGATGCGGAGGATGGTTGCGGTTTTGAGGGCTTGTTGACGAGTTCGATTGAGGCTGGCGCGGTGTCGACGACGACGGGTGGTGAGTCGTACGGTCCGGGCGGCGGCTCGGGCGGAAGCGGGACTTCCTCGTCCCCTGCTCCCCTGCTCCCCTGCTCCCCTTCCCCTGTTCCCCTGTTCCCCTGTTCGTGGGTGAGACTCTCGTGAGGGTCTCCAGAGGAACTCAAGAGGGACGCTGCCGTGTTGACCATATCCGCTGGTGGGAGTGGATATTTGTGGCCAAGGCTGGGGTGATTCACCCGCTGATGCTGTTTCCACTTGGTGATGTACAGCAGATCCTTGAGACTTCCGTTGTGGACGGCTTTATAGCGGGTCACCTGTCCACCGCTGGCTAGTCTCTCCAGATCTTCAGTGACTCTCTTGAGGGTCTCTAGAGGCTCGCGGGCGAATTCATCGGCGTACAGATCGGCAACGATGGAGACGAGTTTGTCTGCGCCAACACCGTTGTCATCTACATACGACCACAAGCCGATGAACGTGAGCCGGGTCGAGATAGGCAGTTTGGTGATGTCATCGGACCGCCAGAACTCAGGCTTGATGGACCTGATCCTCACGACGCATCACCGCCGAACAACTTTTTCATGACGGCGTTGTGGATGCGCCACCTTCGAATCTCGGCGTAACGCTCGAATGCCAGATCTACGCGCTTCATGTGAACGTCGGTTGTTCGTCCCGACTTGGATCTGCACCGGGTGTCCGGCTCAGATCCGCAGGTAGGACATTCCACCCTTGCCCAGTCGTATGGGATGCGTGGACTATCATCAGTCACAGCCACTCCAATCCAGTGGTTAGGCCCGGGGTCACGGTGTTACCAGCACCGCCCGGGCCGTCTTCGTACTCACGTTCGATACTACCCGAAACCCGCTGGTAAAACACAGTTTTCCGCATCAAACCTCCTCGCAGTCTGCGCATCCGTTTCCGCCGCACACCTCACACAGACCGGCCTCGAATCCTGGGCATAGGCATTGCGTGTATCGGGTCATGTCATCCGCATCCACGCCCAGCCGGGTTCGGCATTGGGGTGTGTGGGTGGAGCGGGGATGATCACACAACAGGCACGTCATGAGATTCCTCAACGTGTGCTCGGTGGTCGGCGAGGGCGTGGTGTCGTCGGACGAAGTGTTGGGCGTCGTCAGTGGTGGTGAATTCGGCGGTGACGGGGCGGCCTTGGGTGCGGGCGCATTCTGCGCAAGCGACGGTGATCATGCAGTGGCCTCCAGGATCATCCGGCCGATGTGCTCTGCGACCTGGGGGACGACAGCGTTTCCGAAGGCTTGGATGGGATCTCGCACCATTCCACGGGGAATCCCATAAGCCACGCGAGCCACGTCGGGTTCGGCCGACCACTGCCCCCGTAGATGCGTCGCAACTGGTTGCAGATGGATTCCCCTTCGCGTTTTGTGTATCCCTTGTAATCCCTCGCCACGGGCGTGCGCCACGACGTACACGCGGCGACGTCGGTGTGGGGCACCCACGGAGCACGCTGTGACAATTGACCATTCCGCATCGAACCCGAGTTGGTGAAGGTCACCGAGCACCCATCCGAAAGCGACGGAATCTCGAATGAGAGCTGCAACGTTTTCCAGGACGACGTATCTCGGTCCCACGTGGCGTATGACTCGTGCCATGTCTGGCCACATCCATCGCTCGTCGTTGATGCCTTGTTGCTGTCCTGCAACAGAGAACGGCTGGCAGGGAAATCCTCCACAGATGAGGTCAACTCGGGGCCTTTCTTCGCTTTCCCACCACTCAACGGTGGTGCGTACATCGTCATGTCGGGGGACGTGCGGCCAGTGTTTGGCGAGGATCTGTCGGCAGTAAGGGTTGATTTCGACCTGTCCTACGACAGTCATGCCGGCGCGTTCCAAACCCAGTTCGAGTCCGCCGATGCCTGAGAACAGGGACAGGACGTTCATGGGACCTGCCAGTTGATGGTGTCGCCTTGCTGGAGAATCTGTTCCAGGTATTTGACGGCGGTGACGGTGGAGTTGAAGCATTTCGGTGGTTCGGTTCCACCGGTGACGATGTAATGGGGCCACGTCCCAGAAACCGTGTACATCACCTGAACAGCCCCTTCACGAGGAAGTACGCCAGCGACGGGGGTCCGGTGAATGCGAGGACGATGTAGGCGATCGCTTCGAGTTGTTCGGGTGTGAGGTTGCTCATCGGTTCTCCTGTGTGGGTTGTGGTTTCGGTGGTGCGGGTGGTCGTGGATGCCCCCACGCGGAACGGTGCGAACGGCGGCGGGCACGGATGCTCAGCAGTAGTTCGAGGTTCATCATGCGGGTTCCTCGAAGTCGAACCCGATCTCGATCGGCTTGCTGAGTCGGTTGACGATGAGCGGCAGATAGTCCGCCTCGCGCTCGATGGTGATGCAACGCTTGTGCTCGTGAATGCACGCCTCAGCGGTCGTGCCGGATCCAGCGAACGGGTCGAGCACAACACCGTTCGGCGGGGTGACGAGCCGCACGAGCCAACGCATCAGTGTTAACGGTTTGACGGCTCTAGGTGGGGTGCGCCACGGACGCACCCCGAACCTCCTCGAAATAGGGGCGGATGTCCGCCGGGATCTCATCAACGTTGAAGTCGCGCATTAGCGCATCACCTCAATTGGGTTAACAGTGGGAAATCCGATTTGCGCAACGCTCCTGATAGTTGCGCCGAGAAAGTCAGTCAATCTCTACACCGGCCTCTCGCAGACGAGCCACCACGTGATCCACTTGCTCCGGCGTGAGGTCCGCGCGTAGACGCAATTTCGTTGTGACGACGCTGGGACGTTCCGCGCCGGGCGCTTTCGCTTCGTAGCGGAACACCGGAAAAAACCGAGACGCGCCGCCGCTATCGTTGTGGCCTCGTATAGTGTCCTCAGTGCGGTTGAGGCCCCAAGCCTTGGCGGCGTCCTTGCCGTTGCGGCCCGCTGAGGCGCGACTATGTGTGATACCGCTCTGCTCATCGAGCTGGTCGGCCATCTCGCCGTCGAGAACGACGTTCGTGGGCCAGCGGCCGGATGGCGATCCCCCGCGGGGTCCTGGTGTTGCGGCGATGTTCACAGCACCGCTGCCGGTATAGCGTCGTGTGGCGCTAGGCTCGGACGAGTCGCGCGGCCCCTGCGACTCGGAGCCGTCGCCGATGCGGCAGGCGTCGATGTTCAACGCCCCCGTACCGTGCTCCAGGACATTCGCCGCCACCGTGCCTACGAGAGGCTTGCGCGCGACCACGATGGGCTCAAACGCGGTGTTACGTCCTCCCGCGCCCTGGGGTGAGGGCTGCGTGCTTGCGGTAGCACTCTCGGGAGCAGAAAGCGCGAGGGTTGCGCGCGACCTGAGAACGGTAGCGGCGAACAGGCTGTCCACAGCCGAAGCAGTCGAGGACGAGGTGAGTCGAGGGGTCGGGCTGTCCGGGGTGCTCGTGACCGTGAGCGACGCGATCGAGGACCACAAGGTTCGCAGGTCGGTTGTCAGACTTGACGCCGTTGACGTGGTGGACGTGCTCGTCAGGTCGTAGAGCTCGTCCCAGCACGCCCTCCATGATGTGACGGTGCTCCAGCACGTCTCGCCCTCCAACTCGAACGCTGACGTATCCGTCGCTGCGGACGAACCGGCCGCCGCGCCAGTTGGGGTTGTCCTCGCCTGCTCGCCCTCGTGCGGGGTTGCTGCACTCTCGGGAGCAGTATCGGTCCTCACCTCTTGCGAGTCGGCTGGGGTAGGTGCGGAACTCCTTGCCGCACCGTTCGCAGGTGGTCTGCACTCGTCCTCCAGTCGCGTGATGTGTGAACCTATCGCGTCTAGAATATCAGTAACGCCATACGGTTTCACGGCAACGCACACTGGTTCATAGCTTGGTTTCAGCGCCGTACCCCAGCCCTGCCACTGCTTCGCTGCCTCGGTCGCCGGAGCGGTGATGGCGCACTCGCTGGCCGAGTCGGTGAATGTCCCGTAGGCGGTGCGGCCCTCGTTGACGTTCTCGGCCAACGAATACCCCGGCTGGCCGAGCTTGGTGCCGATCACCTCACGCTCAGCACCAGCGGCCTTGTCGATCGCTTTTGACACGTCGAGCGACTTGGGAAACCCGCTGCCGTTCAGCCAGGCGATGGAGTCACGGATCTCGAAGCCCGCGTCCTCGACCGCGCAGGCGAGCCGGTGCCAGGTGCGGGAGCCGCCGAACGCCACCAGGTAGCCGCCAGGCTTCAACACCCGAAGGCATTCCCCCGCCCACTGCTCGCACCACGCTTGAAACGCGCGCAGCCGCGGCCCGCGCTCATCAGTGAACGACGGAGTACTGCACCGGCAGGGGTTAGCGCCGCGCTGCCACCGGTTGCACGCGGTGCACTTCGGGTTCAGCCCTCCTAGGAACGACGGTCTCCCGTTCGCTGGGCTGATCCCACCCGGAGCGTCCGGCCGAGCCACTGCTTGAGATGCGGTGCAAAGTACTTTGTCGGGCGAATCCCAGTCCTTGCCCATGAATTCGAGCCCGTACGGCGGATCTGTGCAGACGCTGTCGACCGAGTTGTCGGGCAACTTAGCAATCACATCGAGGCAATCCCCGTGATAGAGGGTGACCTCGTCGTCCTGGTAATACGGGGTCATTGAGCTGCCTCCGTGGGGATTCGGTAAACAAACCCGTCGTCGTCGAGCAGCACCCATTGGCTGCGGTAGAGGACGGGAATCTGGATGGGGGATTGGGTTTGACGAACAAGCCAACCGTCGGCGAACGCTTGCGCCCGATAGGACTCCGCCCAACGATGACAAGCACCACAAGCCCACAGCCCGTTAGACGCCACGTTGGTGTCTACGCGTCGAGAGCCGCCGATAGCCCGGGGCCTGCGATGGTGTGCAGTAGCGTCCGAGGCGTACTCGTTGCAGCGTTCACAACGACCGTGAGCACGCTCCCAGATCAGTTCCTTGACTTCCGGGGGAAACCCCGTAAACCGGCGACTCATGCGGGGGCGCCGTTCTCCATGAGGTCGTCAATGAACTCCCGCAACTGCTGGGGTTTCGCGTTCCTCGCGGTCACCTTGTACTTGCCGTAGAACTGGGCAGCAACCGTCTTCTCATCAAGCGTCAGAGCAGCGCACGCATCCCCCAGCTCGTGGAGCAGAGCATTCCGTTCAGCCACCGCAGGATCGGGCGGTGCGGGGGCGTCTGGGTCTCCCTTGCACCACAAGTCGAGAGCAGCACCGAACCTCATGCCCGCGTTCCTGAGCGCGTCACCGATGGCTTCCTTGACGGCGTTGGGGCCTTTCTTCCCGCCGGCGTCGCCGTAGCCGATGCGGGTCACACCGCACAGGGTGAGTCGGATCCACAGCCCGCCATGCTCATCCAGCAGTGGTAGCCCGTTGTCCCCGACGGCGAACGGCTCCCACGTCCACAGTGGGTCCACGTCCAGGAATCGGGCGGTGAGGTAGCCGTGGCCAAGGAAGTCGAGAGTGATGCCGCCCTTGGGGAGTTTCCCGATCTGGTTCGGCGGGAAAGGTTCCCGGAGCTTCGCAAGTCCTTCCACATCAGGTTCGCTCATCGCGCAGCCTTCCTCAGTCGATACTCCGCAGCAGCAGCGGCGGCAGCGGCCATCGCGGCGTCCAACGTTTCCTCATGCCCCCACGCCAAAACCCGCGCACACGTGTTGTCCTCAACAGACCAACGGAAATCACCCGCCACATCGGACGGATTGATCCACGCGTTGCGCCGATCACCGGGGAGTACCGCACGCCACCTACCGGGGCCAACAAAACCGGTGAACCATTCCCACGTGAGGTTTTGGGTTTCGGTGCTCATGCTGTCCACCTGTCCGCCAACCGATCCAACGAACCAATAACCGCATCAACCCGAGACAACGCCTTGCTCACCACATCCAGGTTCAACTCCAGCGCTTCACGGTCCAGGAACGGCAGTGGCGGTCCCTCCGACAACAACTCATGCAAAGCACACCTCGCGTCATCAAGAGCAGCCGCGGCGGCTTTCGCGTCATCCCTCGCGGTAATCACCCGTGTATCAACAACCATCAGTTTTCGTCCTTGTCTCGATATTCGGAGCAGTGGCAGCGTTCATGTCCGGCGGGGCCGTGGTAGTTGGTGGCGTCACAACCCGTGTCCCACCGTCCCCGGAACTTGTCCCACTGGTAGCGGTGACGTGACCTGTTGTGTCCACACACGCACATCACGAGGCCTCCAACCAGCGGAACTTCTTGACCAGAGATCTGAACTCGGCAGCCTGCTTCTTCGACCACCCGTAACCAGGGAAATACTTTTCGACCGTTGTCCGGCTCACACCCAACGTGCGGGCAACCTCGTTATAAGGTGCGCCGTCATCAAGCAAATATTGGGCGAAATCCTTCTGCTCCTGACTCAACGGAACAAACTGATCCGGCGACGCCAAACAGGCATCACCAGCCGCCCGAACCCGAACCACCGTCCGAGCCGAACAACCCACCACTTCCCCAATATGCTTGGCGGAACACCCCTCACGAGTCATCAACAGAATCGTCTGCACCTGCTCTGGGGTGAGCCTGTTCCCGTTGCTCATGCCACCTGATCCTCACCATTCGCTTTGAGCAGAGGCCGCCGTTCCCGCTCCGACAACCCACCGAACACCCCATAGTTCTCGCGATTCGCCAACGCGAACTCCAAGCATTCGACCCGCACCTCACACCGGGCACAAATTCTCTTCGCCGGCTTCGCGCTCTCCCCCTTACCGGGGAAAAACAGGTCCCCCACATCGACTTGGGCGCACAGGGCTTTGTCTCGCCACGAGTGCCGGTCCTCGTTGATGATGACCAGGAGATGAGACAGGTCGGTCATGCAACGGACTCCAGTTCTGTGATCCACGCGAACGGGTCCTCAACATCTGGCACACCGGCAAGGGCAGCCATCAACAGTTGAGTGCGTTCGGTTTCCGGGAGGCTTGTCAGATAGGCCCACACGGGCAGGGAGTCACCGCTACGGATACGCCGAGACAACCAGATGACTGTTGCAGCGATACGGGATTCCCAATCCGTCTCCGACAGTGGGCATTCCTGAAACAGCCTGTCTGGGTGGGCTTCCATGCTGCCATCGGTCGTGACCCACGCGTCCTCCCCGCACACCGGGCAGGATTGCAACTTTGCTTCAGGCAGTTCAGCCCTGTCCCGTTCGATGGTGCGGACCGTGCAGTGCGCCCTTCGCGCCAACTCCACTTCGGGGAGTTTCGGGCGCCGCCGCACCAGCATTCGGCGCTCTTCGGTATTAAGTCGCATGGGAGTTCCGTTCACGGCGCATTCCACGGCGAACCAGTCGATGCTCACGCGCCCCACCTCTGCGCCCGTCGGCACTCATTCGAGCAGGTCTTCGCATACGTCCCCATAAACTCACCACCGCAGTGGATGCAGGTCTTCGGGGAAGGCACTGACCGCAAAGCATTCGCCGCACGCTTCTTGCACTTCGGTGAGCAGAACCGTGCCCGCTGCGTCACAGGCTCGAACACGTTTCCGCACTGCTGGCATTTCTTGTCGGTGAACCTGGCCGGCTTCACCGGTGCCAGCTCGCCACGCTTGATGCGTTGGCGTTCCTTCTCCGAAAACCCGCCCCACACACCCAACTCGTTGTGCTTCAACGCCCACTGCAGGCATTGCGGTTGTACGGGGCAGGTCCAGCAGATCTTGCGGGCGGCGTCGTTGACGTAGTGGCCGGATTCGTTGAGGAACCAAATGTCGCCGTCCTTGTGGGTGCAGATCGCGCGGGAACGCCAGTCGTCGGTGTGAACTTCAGCCAACCGGATGAACGGGGAGTTCGCCATCACACCCACCCCGTGCCGCTCAAATGTTCAGGGCAGAACGATGCGGTTGCGGCACCCACGAAATACCCTGAGTCATACAGGTCCAGGTTGGAGTTGTTGTACACGAAGACTGAGGCTTCGTACATGGTGTAGCCGGTGTCGAGGACATCGCAGACGGCTTTGCCGGCGTTGATGACGGCGGGTTTGGAGCTGTAGGTGATGCCTTCGGAGTCGAGTGCCATGACGAACGCGTCGGATGTGATGTCTGCTTTGGCTTCTGGTGCGGCGAGTCCGGGGCCGATGATGCCCGCGGCGATCAACAGGGGCATGGTCCACCAGTACCGCCAGGACTTCTCGTTGCGCCTCATGCTGCGTCTCCCTCGGTGAGGTAGTCACGCAACAACCCGACAACAGCGTCGCCGTTCATCTGCTCCCAGATCGTCGGCTCGTTCTCCCAATGGTGCGGCGGCAGGAACGGGCGGAACCACGACACACTCTCCGCGTGGATCAACACCAACTCCGCCAAATCCTCCAACTCCTTCAAAAGGTCCAGGTCAGCCATCGGCGGGTTGGTGGTGACGGGCAGGTCAGCCCAGTTGGTTTGGTGGTGTTCCCACCATGCGGGTTTAGAATCTGGGGTTAGCATCGGAAGCGTCCTTTCTTTGGTTGTGTTGTTTCCGGTGTTAGGGCCGTCGTCCCGCGCAATGGGGCGGCGGCCCGCCTTTACTTCGGGGTGATGTGATACGTCTCCAGCAGGGACTGGGCGACAACGCCGGGGTTCACCCCGGACGCGCCGGGCGCGGTCGTGAAATAGCTCAGATGGCGTTCCAACTCGGCGGCCGTCGCATGCTGTTGCCTCATGGCGGCGAGTTCTTCCGCGGTCGCAGAATCCAGGAACTCCCCCAACTCCATGAACTCGTCGAGCAGTTCGGCTTCCTCAGCCTCATCGCAGATGTCTTCAGCGAGGAGTTCGCATTCTGCGGTGTCGCTGTCGCGCTTCTCAAAGAGAGTTCCGTCCGGTAGGAAAAAGGAGTCTGTCTCGGACATCCTTTCCACCGCCACGGCGGCTACTTCGCTTGACAGCTCCCGTAAATGACCTTTCGTAACCCACGGGCTACCGTCCAGGGCGGCGACTACCGACATGAGCACCAGGCCTGAAAAGTCTGCCTGATCTCTCTCGCGGGTCATGTATCTGTCCTTCCCCAACGCATTGCTCATGGCCTGACGCTCAAGGCGCGCCAACCACGGATCCACCACAGCACCCACCAAGGCGAGCCCGTCATGAATCACGTTGTTAAACCTGGCATTCAAACGCTCAACAAGATTCACTGAAGCTCCTCAGAGGTGTAGATCAGCTTGGCGGTATCGCAGGGCCAACGGTGTCTACACTCGCTGCACTCTTCGACAGAATCGCCGTGCTCATCGATTGGGTGGTGTAGTGCGCGGATCGGATTGGCCATCTCACGGGCAGCAGTGAGAGGGACAGACCGAACAAGCAGCGGATTGCCTTTGGGAACGGGATACCATTCCCACGCACGCGCTACGGCTTCTACTGCCGGATCACTCACGCTGTCTCCCCCAGTTCCTGTAGCCGGCACCTCAGCCGCGCGTTTTCTTCACGCAACGCCTCCAACTCCGCCGCCTCACGCATCTGCCTCGCGTCGAACTCCGCCAACGCTTTCCACAACCCAGACGGGCGAGTAACTTCACCCGACAGTTGACACACACTCCGATGCTTAGGAGCAGACGTACTCACTTGTCCTCCGGGGTTCGTTTGTCTTCCGCCAGTTCGACGGGATGGCACGGCCCTTTATGGCCCCACGGACGCCGACAGCCACCCGCCTGATCTGACGGCCCGAGGTTCTTACCCCACGGTGCGGGGAGTGTCCCGTTGCAGACGATCACTCACTTACCTCGGGGTATAGAGCACGCTGGCGGGAAGGAATGACGACAGTTCGGATGACCAGCTGTCATCGCCGTCGTCGTTGGCCCAATGCCATGTGCCGTATCGTTTCTGAATCGCGCCGCCGTTGGGGCCGTGTAGTAGGACCACGGATTCGTGGGGCAGCGCGTCGAGTTGGTCGACGGTCTCGATCACCCTGGGGCGCAGGCGCTCCACCTCGTTGCGCAGCTCGACAAGCAGATTGGATTCCGAGATTTCCAGCCCAAGCTTCTCTGCCCGCAGACGCTCAACCTCAGCGACCAGTTCGGCGACAGTCTCAGGCGCACGCCGGTACGCGTCCTCTGCCGCAGTCATGCCCGTGAGAACCTCGATCTCCACACACGGAGTGCGGCCCCACAGCTCCATATCGGCCTTGGCCCGCTCAACAACATCACTCATGCGGACACGTCCAAACTGGCTACGTACCTCTGCTCAGTACTCACGCGGACCTCGGCTCATAGCTACGCGACTTCATCCACTCATCAACCTCATTCAGGTCAACACGCGCCTCCCGACCGTTACCGATCGGATAAGCCTTCAACCCATCGTTTTTGACGGCTTCCCGTATCAGCACGTCTGATTTCAAGCGGAGGTATGACGCGGCCTCTTTGAACGTGGCCCATCTGGGAGTGCTCATTTCGCATCCTTAGGTTTCGACTGGAACAAAGGTTTCTTCGGCTTCGGGAAATGCTGAATCGGAGGCCTCGGGCGTGAATGAAACGTCATCGCGTCTCCCTCATCGCGTTGCGGATGATGGTCAGCTGGTCGATCAGATCCGTGAGTTCATCGGCATCCAGGAGAACGTCACCCTCGTGGCGGTATCCATCACCGACGTACAAGTAGGCCAATTCGGATCCGTTGTTTTCCCCGAGTCCGACGGTCACACCACCATGTCCTCTCTTGAGGATCTGGGTGGGCTCTGCGTAGAAAGAGAAGCTCATGATTCGGGCCACACAATCCGGCTGGAACGCTCAACCACCGCAGTCGCCCCATAGGACTCGAGGAGGTCAGCCCGCTTCTTAGCTGTCGAATGCGACCCGTACACCTTGTTCGTTACCGGCCACACGAACTCGTCGGTGCCCATGATCTGGGTGTAGTTGCCGCGAGGACGCCAACCAGGTGGCTGCCAGCCGGGAGTGGGGACCCAGTAGTCAGCTTCCTCATCGATGCACTCGAACGCGCCCTCGGGGTAACGGATCACGCGGACCCGGTACAGGTATTCACCGGAGAACTTCATGCCGGCTCACCGCCTCGCAGTTCGCGCGGCAGCTCCAGGGAGCCATTGGCCTCGACGTACTTGGTGATGCGCTTCCACGCGTAGTCCTGACCAGACGGGGTTAGCTTGCCGACCGCGTACGCGTATCCGTTGCGCGCCACATCCTTATGGGTGAAGGCCAACCCGCGCTTGAGCGCATCAGCAGTCGCGTGACCGGTGTCGGACCGCTCTCCACGGATGAACAACCCGATGTGCCCGAGGAACCGCAGCACATCCGCCTGCTTGATCTCGATGCCCTGCTTGGTCCCCCACGCCTGGACCTCGCGGGCGAACTCCTGACGGTGAACATCAGAATCGGAACCGGTGTGCGCCTCGGCCTTCGCAACCAGCGGGGCGTCCCGTTCGATCGCGGCCGCCAACATCTTCTTCTCGGCCTCGACAGCGACGAGCTTGCGCGCGGTGTCCGCGAACATCTCCGTCATCGCCAACAACCCCTCAGGGGTGGTGATGTCCGGAATGGCCGGACGAGTCTCGGCCTCACGGGTCTTGACGGCGAAGTAGTGCTGTGCGGCGGCCACGGCGGGCTTGCGCGGGTCGCCGTTCATGGCGATCAGGTAGGCGGCGTACCGGGTGACCGAATAGTCGATTCGCGGCCGCCCACCAGTCTTTTCAGGATCAACCCTGAAAAGGGTCTTGACGTTGAATCCCTCGGCTGCCGCGGTGGTCTTGGCGCGCTCGATGACCGGCTCGAAGTCCTGCCACCGCGGGTAGGTCATCTGCTCCATGAGCCAGCGGGCAGACCACCGGTCCTCGCCGCCCTGCGGGCACTGGATGCGTCCGGCGTCGAATGGCGACTGGTCACCGGTAAGCTGTAGTTCAGACATTTGAGCCTTTCCTCTCAGGTGTCCCTGCCCTCACCTGCTGCACACAGGTGGGGGCTTCTTCTATGCGGCCCTCTTCGGCCGAAGCTTGCGGGGGTCGTCGAAAAGGTCGTGGAACTCCAGGTCCCACGCGTCGAGCAGCGCGTTAACGAAATCGGGGCCGGGACGGGCGCGTCCGTTCATGACTCGCCACACCGTGCTCTTGTTGACTTTCATGTCACGGGCGAGTGCCGCGTAGTCGGGGATTCCGCGCTTCTTCATCTCCCGTTTGACCCGCCCCATCTTGATCGCGAACCCGCGAGTCATAGCGGTCTCCAAACTGTGAGTTTTCTGATTGGCAACCGGTTGCTGACCGGCAACACTGAACATACACGCTCGGTTGCCGACACGCAACCCATTTCCGTGCGGCAACTTTGATCGGATTTTGGGGACCGGCTTTGCGCTGGATACGGCGGGTGACGTGCCGAACTACACCTGTGGGATTCAGACGCAACCCAAGTTGCTTACGCGCAACCGGTAGGGTTGCGGCAACAATGCGGCTACGCTGCTGATATGCCCAACGAAGAGTTGATGAAGTGGATCGACAAACGCATCGCCGAAGCTGAGACGACCGCAGCCGCCGTAGCCGACAAAGCTGGCATCAACAAGGCCACGATCAGCAAGTGGCGCGGGGGCTCACAACCAAGACCAAGCGACCTGCGCATGGTCGCCAACGCACTAGGAGCACCAGTGCTAGAGGCGTTCCTAGCAGCCGGCTACCTCAAACCCGGAGATACCAAAAAGATCGTTCAAGTAGACCGGCCACTCAACAAGCGAACCGACGAAGAACTAGTTAAAGAAGTAACCCGCCGATTGCAGGAGGCACGAAATGTCATGGAAACTGCGCAGACGACGCGAACACCGCGCGAAGCGCGTCAAGACCAGGAGGGCGACCTAGACGCCGCGACCAGTGACACGACGCATCCGCGCCAACCTCGGGCCGGCGAAACAGCCGGGGCGGAGATTCGCGACCACATCGCCAGGAGCGTCCGGGCACGTCAACGCCGCAAGGACTAGACGTGCCCGGCGCAACGTCCATGTTGTTGGCGGACACTCGTCCATCGCGTTCAGAATCCGCACCAGCAGAGTGTCGAGTTCGTCATCAAACATGGGCTGCACCTACCGAAATCACCAGCACCGGTCACCCCTCGCAACCGGATGCGTAGACGCTAACGGATCATTGCCAAAATCGACACAGGAAGCCCAAACATGGGAATGTCACGATCAGATAACGCCAGTGCGCGAAAGTTAGCCACCAACACAGAAAGACCTACTACCAGATGACCACCAATGATCGCGCAGTGTCACCAGGGAAGGTGATGGTCACCGCGCTCGCTGTGCTCGCCGTCGTAGGCATCGTCTCCGCACGCAACAACAACGACGGCGACGACAGAAGCGCATCACAAACCACCACACCAACCACCACCACTACACGGCCCAACCCGTACCGCACCATCCCCGGCGACGGCACCCACAACATGGGCGGCGCAGACGGATACGACTGGGGCACCTACACCGCCACCATCCCACCCAGCTCCCCCGGCTGCACGTGGGCGGTCGTCAGCATCGCCGACTACCGCGGCGGCGAAACACTCCGCGAAGGTGAAGCACCATCCGGCACCGTACGCGCGAACATCCAACCCGATGGTGTCGCGTCGTGGACCGGCACAATCAACGGGGATCATCGCATCGTGTTCCGCACGAGCGGCTGCGGAACCTGGACCATGACGGAGTGACCACCCGCCAGAACGCAAAAAAAGCGCCCTGCCGGGGATGGTGAATCCCTCGGCAGGGCGCATTTACAGTCGGTCGCCTTATTTTGTTTCTAACGCAAACGTCGATGGGAGTAGCTCGGACAGCTCCTGCATGGCCTCCAGATGCCTCGCCCGGTCCGCATGCGCATAGATCCGCTGCGCATCCACACTCGCATGACCCAAGATCTCCATACGCGTTTGCTCATCCACACCCGCTGCGCGCAGCAATGTCGACGTGGTGTGCCGCGAGTTGTGCGGCGGCAACGACTCCGTGGGACCGATCACCCCAGCAGCGCGGAACACGCCACGCCACACGTCGTAGTCCGAACGGGGATCGATCGGCTTCCCCTCCTTGTGCCACACCAAGTCATGCGGATTGTCGGTGCGGAGTTTCTGCATCGCCACATACAACGGCGGCAACAACGGCACCTCACGCCAACCAGCGTCCGTCTTCGGCCGGGTGAACAACAACGACCCCTCACATTCCTGGTACTCGAAATGCGCCGGCAGGTCCCACCGGGACTGCGGGCATGCCCATGCCCGTGTCTTCCCGCAAGGCCAGTACGGGGGTTTCTTGGGCATACGGTCGGGCCTGGCCAGCGGTGACGGTTCGGGCAGAGGATCCCCACAGCCGTGGACGCGGGTTTCCGATTGCAACTGCCAAGCGATGGTGATCCATCCCTGAGCGGGGTTGTCGACGTAGGGCCAGCGCAGGCCGAGGAGTTCCCCACGGCGGGCGCCCGTCAGGAAACCGGCGGCGATCCGCACCGCATCCGGTTCGTCGCACACCTGGAACGCGGTGTGGATGATGTGCTGCGCCACGTCCGCCGGGAAGCCGTTGCGTTTCTTCTTCCGGTACTCGGGCTTGTCGACCAATGCGGCCACATTCCTGGTCGCCACACCCTCCGCTACCGCATCGTCCAGGGCTTTCTGGACGATGACATGGACCAGCTCGGCGGTGCGGGAGGCCCCGATCTCGGAGTGCAGGTCCCGCACATGCTGCGGGGTGAGTTTGTCGATGCGTTTCGCGCCGAGGATCGGGTTGATGTGGTTGTGGATGGCGGCCCGGTAGTCGTTGAGGACGCCGGGGCGGACTTTACGTTTGGCGTGGATGTTGTCGATCCAGTGCAGCATCCACTTCTCCACAGTTGTGGATGAGGTGGTGGCGATGCGGCCCTCTTCGACGTCGCGGCGGAGTTGTTTGAGTTTGGCCATGGCGGTGTTGCGGTCAACGGAGGACACCCATTTGTAGCGGCGGTTGCCGTTGCGGTCTGGGGGTAGTTCTACTCGCCCCATCCATTTGCCGTCGGCGCGTTGGAAGAACGCTCCGTCTCCGCGGGTTCTGCGTTTCTTAGTTGCCATCGTTTTCCCTCCCAGGGGGTCACCCTACGGTTCACCCTACGGTGCTGCGCAGCATTACGCAGAATTGCGCAGTATCGGGGGTCTACCTGCGGGTTTGACAACGTTTCTCCTGGTATGCAGCCAATCAACCGCTGACTCTTAATCAGCGGGTCGGGGGTTCGAAACCCTCACGGCGCACAGGTCAGAGGCCATAAGCCTCGGGGGGGATCACCCTAAAGGTAACCCTATAGGGGATTTCACCGGGAAACCGCCAGGATGCTGGCGGTGAGCCGCCTGCCAAAACAGCGGCCACACGCCCGATGACGACCACACCGAGGCGCAAGTTTTCCGCCAAGCGCACAACTCGGAGTATCCTTCGATACAGCGTCACCCGACAACATGGGGGGCTCGACGCATAAGATTTCTGATGCGCTCGAAAGGATGCCACTGAGATGGGAGACGCACCAACCCCTCGCCGCTTCGTCAAACTGGCTGAGGCGGCCGCATATCTTGACGTAACACCCCGCACCATCCGGCAAATGATCGCCGACGGGCGTCTGACCGGCTACCGCGCTGGTGCCCGCCTCGTCCGCGTCGATTTGAACGAAATCGACGCCGCCATGCAGCCTTTCGGGGGTGCGGACTAGATGCAGAGACACAGAAATGCCCGCAGCTACTGACCGCGTGGTGGTTGTGAGGTGAAGTCGGATGACGCCGTTTACGGCATGTGCACCGCTTGCGGCTCCATCGAGGTCGCGTTGACGCAGCCCACTGGCAGTCGGAACCTGAGCCACATAGGCGAATCAACCACCTACCCGACCGGCCACGGATGCGAGATGTGCAACTGATGAACACCGATGATCGTTGCGGCCGGTGCGGTCAACCGTTCAAAGACGGGGAGACAGTGATCGACACACTTCCCCCAGTGCACCACACATGCCAAAACCTGGATGCCTCCGAACGATATAGCCATGCTGAGTGAGGCGCCTCCTGAAGCCTGATGCTTCACGAGGCGTTGATTAAGCCAGGACGTGAACCAGCAGCGCGACGATCATCCCCGCGACGACCGCCAGCCACACCGACCGCCACAACTCCAACTGCGGATCACTCATCATCCGATTCGTCCCAGTAACGATTCACCAGGCCCTCCGTCAGATAGTCGGGCTGGCCTACCGGTGTGATGATCGTCGTCGCACCCAAGTCCATCCGGTCACCGGTGATGCGTTCCAGCCCGACAACCGCCACATAGTGGGCAACCTGCCAGCCGTCGCCCTGCGCATCCAAACTCTCTTGGATCGCAGCCCGGACAGGATCGGCCGGCCTCACAGTCGCACCCACGTTTTGAGCGCGTCCCACAGGAATCCCACCGTCACACTGTGGTCCAGAAACGTGCACACTCGAACGTTCACGTCAAACCCCTCTCACAGCGCTCATGCGTTCCGGCTCGATGGACAGTCGTGAATGCGCCCCGCAGTTGGTGCAGCGGCGCATCGTGTACGTCAACACATTCGCCACGTACCGCCGCGGGATCACCACAGTTTCACCACCGCACCGGTTACACACCATCAGCTTGTCCTCGCCGTCAACGAACAGTGCGGGATGGTTTTTGATGTGCGGACGCAGGAAGTCGTACAACCCCTGCGTGGCTACCACATCGCCAGCGCAGTACGACACCAAGCGTTCCCGATCCTCAACGCTCTTCCCTGTCACGGCACGTTCCATCGCGCCCCGGTCGTAGCGGTCAGTTTTGGCGGGCAGGCCAACGATCTGACAGAACGCGTCCAAACCTTTGAATGGGGCACCGGATTTGAACTCGCGGCGCAGCACCTTCAACGTGTCAACGGTTTTGAACGGAGGCAGCGGAGGTAACCCGGCCTCCAAATGCAGATCACCCTTCAGCCACGGCACGTCAGCTTCGTCGATGTAGTGCCCGACAACGATATCCGCTTGGGATAGCAGGTTGTGGACGCGCCGCAGGAACCGTTTGCGTCCACCTTTGTCCCATTCGGCGAGCTGGATAACCTCGGGCTGGTCATACCACTTGGCGCACACAATCGTGGTGCGCGGCATGCGGGTCACCGTCTCGTACTGCACATACCGGTTCTTCAGGTCGCCCCTGCCCCACCAGTACTGTTCGGTGATGCCGGGGAGCCGTTCAACGTCGAGGATCAGAATTTTGTTGCGCACACCCTCGGATATGCGGACCTGACGTAGGTCGCTAGTCAGCGACATGATGGTTCCTTGCGTGGTGCCGCCACGATTGCGGATTCATGTCGGGCATGCCGTGTTTGATGAGTACTCGCAGCACGTCGGTGAACTGAACCTCGCCGCGTTTGGCGGACTCCACCGCCGTGTTTATCTCTGCGCGTTCCTGTTTCGACCGGGCGCCCGCCCAGTCGCATGCGGGGCATGTGCGGGGTTGCAGGCCCGCGAGATCGGCCAGTAGTGACATTCGTGCGCCCTTCTTTCCTGGTGGTTACCGGTCGCGGCGTTTGTCGCCTTCGATTCGTTCCAGTCGTTCTGTTCGCAGCTCCTCCCGCAGTCCGCTGATGTCGCGTTGGATCTGTTTGAAGCCGTCGCGCACCAGATCGCGTATCTCGTCGAGGTCGTCACGCATGTTGGTGTCGTGGGTGTTGACGGTCTGCTCGTGAATCTCATAGGTTTTCGCGTCGATCTGGCGTGCGCGCTCCCGGCCTTTGCGCTGTCCCCGAACGGTGAGTACGCCGACGATCCCTGTTCCGATGGCGGCGATGGTGGAGGGCAGTCCGATGATGAGCAGTCCTATCAGGTCGATACCGTCGTCAGGCTGGTACGCGGCGTCCACCGCTTCGCGCACCGATTCCCAGATCATGCGGCGGTGACCGCTCTAGTGGCCGACGCCGTTCCGTGGTTTCCGCGGCGTTCGGCGCCGATCGACATCAGCAGTGATACGACGGCCGCGCCGCCGGACACGGACAGCACCGATATCCAGTCGGTGGTCATCAGGTCGACTGCCCCGGCGCCGAGGGTGGCGATCGCGGTTTGGGCGAATGTGCGTATGGCCCGCTCGGCGGCGTCGATCCAGAATGAACGTGTCAGCATGGGTGCCTCCTATGTGCGTAGGTAGTCGATGGCGGGCTGGGGGTTGTAGTCCACGTGCGGGCCGGTGCGTTTCGCGAAGAACATGCCGGCGTCGAGGATCGCCCGGGTGATCGCGATCGTTTCCGGCAGCGGGGCTTGCGCGAGTTCGATCACTTGGGCCAGCAGTGAATCGGGGCCGGTGAACAGGTCGAGGTCGCGCACGATCTGCCAGATGGCGTTTCGGACCTCTTGTGTGTCGCCGGGTTCGGTGCAGGCGTACAGGTCGCCTTGGTGGGCGTAGTCGCGCCACCAGTCGGGGGTGTTGCGCATGCCGTTGGAGGACACGCCCTGGGTGTTGGATGGGGCCATTGGGGAGCCGCCGTGATCAGCCCACACGTGTCCGAGTTCGCGGTTCGGGTTGCCCCACGTGACCGCTTTACGCACATGGGGTTTCATCCATTGCAGGGATCCGTCTTCGGGTGCGATGTGGTTCATCCACAGCTCCGAGAGGACCACCGCGCCTTGCGAATAGCCCGCCAGTGCGGTCCCGTGGGTTTCGATGCGTTCGCGCCACCGGTTGGCCTGGTTGTGCGCCTCGGTGATTCCTGCGGTGATGGATCGGCCCATCGGGAACGGTGCGGCGGGGTATCCGATGGGTTGCCACAGGTATTGGTCTTCGACGGCGCGTGCGGTGTCGGCGTCGGGGCCGACCCACCAGGGCACGCCGGTGCCGCACACGGTGAACAGGACTGGCCGGGTGTCGATGACGGGCCGGGATAGATACCCCATGACGTACTTGGTTTCGGCCCCTACAATCCCCGGGATGTAGAGCCCGTCGCGCAGCTGCCCAGCCGTGTTGTACCGGGATTGCATCTCGGCGACTGCTGCCGTCATGGCCTCGTCATAGAGCGGGGTATCAGCCAAATCGCCCGCGTAGGAAGCGAACTTGCGCCGCATGAACGCTTTGATCTTGCGGATCTCGTCGGAGCTGTCCCCTGGTCCGAGGCCGACGTATTGGCCGTCGATGCGCATCAGTGGCCCAACAGTTCTGCTACCGCGTCCACGAGGGTTTTTCCGCCGAGCTGCGGCCAGCCAGTGAGGTTGTATCCGCGCAGTTGCCGCAAGATCTCGACGAGGATTTCGCGGTCACTCCAGTCGTCCGGGAAGCGTTTTACCTTGGGCGGTTCGGGCTCGGTCTTGCCACCGTTGGCCCAGTGGTTGACCCGTTCGGTGAAGTAGTCCCACGGGAACCCGTCGCCGACGTCGGTGTGAGTGCCGTCTTTGAGTATCTGGGTGACATACCGATGGTCGGTGATTCCGGGGAGTCGGCCAGTGTACGGCGGCGCAATGACCTTGGTGGGGATGTTGTACTTCTTGCAGTCCTGAACGGCGAGGTACGCGGCTACGTCGATGGCGTTTCCGAACTTGCCGAGCCACTCGTTGCGCGACCATGCGGCGCGGGTGCCTGCGAAGCAGAGGTTGATGCTGCGGCCGTTGGCGGATAGCGCAGACCAGGAGGCGTAGTCGGTGTCAACATTGTCCACGACGGTCACACCACCGTCGGAGGCCTGAGAGACGGCGTAGTGGTAGGCCACCTGGCGGGACCTGGGCTGGTACCACAGCGATAGAGCTTCGGCGGCGTCATCGCGGCCGACGAATCCCTCACTGGTGTGCAGCAGGAAGGCGTCAATGTCATTGACGGTGCGTTTGGTGTTGTAGTGGTTCTCCGACCAGATGGGGAATTCGTTGTACGGCGGGCGGGTTTCGGGCACGTCGGTACCTCCAGTGGTGGGCCAGTACTTGTCGAGGTATGGGGTGACGGTGGCGATGCGTGACTTGATTTCGGTGAGGTAGGCGCGGCGGCCGTTGGCGTACCAGTAGTCAGCGCTGGGCCAGTTGGGGGCCTGCTGCATCCAGCAGATGTTCAGCCATATATCGGTGCTGGCACCGGGTTTGGCGCGCCACACGTCGAGCTTGTCGAAGAAGCCTTTGATTTGGGCTGCGGCACCGTCGAAGCGGTGTGGGTAGGAGCCGTCCTGCTGGGCAATGCCGTAGGTGGTGTGGGTCGGGTCCCAGATGGTGTCGTTCCAGCCGGACTCTTGGTAGAAGGTGGACATGACCGCCAGGCATTCGCTGCGGGTGTAGCCGCGCGCCTTGGCTTCGGCGATGGTGATTTGGGCGACTTGATCTTTCGTGGTCACCGTTTGCTCCCGAGGATTCCGCCGAGGACGGGGATGGAGCGCAGCGCGCCGTCGATGATGTCCACGACTTGCGCTGGAAGGTTGGACAGGTCAGGGAGTTTCGCGACGATCTGATCATCCAAATCGGACAGATCGGGCAGGTTCTCGGCGATCCTGTCGGCGATTCGGTCAGCGATCCGGTCGGCGAGTGGTCCGAGCAATTTGAGCAGGATAATTCCGAGACGGTCCATGTCCGGGGTTCCTTTCGGGGCATAGAAAAACCCCGCGCACCAAGTGGGTGGCGGGGCTTTTTCTGGGGTGGGTTTAGAAGTAGAACAGGGTGTCGCGTTCGATGAAGAAGTCGATGGCGGGGTTGCCTGTGGCGAACATCCAGGACAGGACACTGGTGAGTGCGATGCCTCCGAGGAGTCCGGTTCCGAGAGCCCCGGCTATGCGTTTCACAGTGGGCTTGGTCACGGCAGCCTCCTGACCGTGACGCGGGACGTGTCGATCAGGTGCCTGCGACCTTGGTCGTCAGCGACAGTCAGGACGGTTCCTGTGGTGAAGAGGACTGTTGCGTTCCAGCCGGCGGGGCCGCGGGATTGAACGTGGATCTTCATGGCGGGTCACCAGGTGTCGGTGGTTTCGACGTGGTGGCGGCCGCCGCCGCAGTGGCGTACGCACTTGTAGATGTGTTTGGTGCCGTCCATCTTGGGTGTGCCGTCGGCGTGGGTGGCGTATGTCCAGTCGGCTCCTGCGCCGCCGCTGCCGGTGGCGCATGCGTGCTTGTAGATCTGCCCGTGGCCGGTGCCGTGATTCGCGCAGTGGGCGGGTGCGGCATCAGCGACTGCGGGTATTCCGAGGGCGAGTGCGGCGATTGCGAAGACAGTCGCGGTGGTGGTGCGTAGCATTGGTGGGCCTCCTGTTGGGGGTGGGCCGTCCGGCGGGATTGGTTTCTCAGGCCTATCGCCCCGCCGGGCGGTGTCTCAAGTTGATGAACGCGAGTCTAACCGCGTTTGACCACGTGCACAAGTGTTTCTTTGAGATACACTCCTAGATGTGACAATCATCGACCGCATGATCGCCAACCGGCAGAAACGCGCAGCGACTATCGCCGAGCTTGATGCCGAACTGGCTGCCCTCGTCTATGAGGCGATGACTGTCCACGGCATCACGTGGCATGACATTGGCCGCGCCCTGAAGATTTCCAAGCAGCGTGTGTATCAACTCCGCGCTGCTGGTGACCCGAACCGTTAGCGGGGTTATTCCCACTCGATCAGGACGTAGCCGTCACCGCCGCTACCTGCGTTTGATCCGCCCGTGTTTATGGCTCCGGCGGTCCCCCCGCCGCCGTTCCCCGCGGGGCCGGAGCTGGTTCCGTTGCTACCGCCGCTGATGCTGTTGTCGTTGGACAGGACGCCTCCAGCCCCCCGACCGCCAGCGCCCGCACCGTTTGAACGGCTCTCCCCGCTAGTTGGGTTACTACCGCCGTTGCCGCCTTTGCCACCTGTATAGCCTGTTGCGGATATGCCGGAGATGCTGGTTGTACCGCCGGCCCCGCCGCTTCCGCTGGACGACGAGTTAGTGCCCCTCGCGCCTGCTGCCCCTCCGCTAGCCGTCAGGGAAACGCTGCCGGACGAGAACACAGTCGAACCGCCGGGAGCGCCGTTATTGCCGTTGGACGATCCCGCCGCCCGCGCTCCACCGGCGCCACCGAGGCCCCGGACGAGGGTATACGTCGAGCCGAGCGACGCGCGTGGAATCCAGACGCGGCCGATGTAGCCACCGCCGCCCCCGCCGCCGCCGCCGTAGCGGTAGCCGGAGTTGGATCTGCGGCCGGAGCCGCCGCCGCCGCCCGCACCGCCGAGTGTGACCCAGCAACCGGATGCGCCCTCGGGTACCGGCTCGTCGATCAGATCCTCGTAGCCGGGGTCTTCGCTGGAGATGCTGAACGGTTCAAACGACGGCCACACCTTGTCAAAGCTGGTCCCGTTCCACGTGTACAGCTCAGGGTTGACGAACGCCGACCCGTTCCACACCTTGAACGCGGTGGGGTCAACGAACGCCGTGCCGTTCCAAACTTTCACGACACCACCACATACAACACACCCGCCGTGCCGGTACCGGGTAGGGTGGTTCCCATCCACAGGCCCTCAGCGGTGCCGGACTTCTGCACCGACCCATCCGCCTTGGCGAGAGACGCCTGCACACCGGTCGACATTTTCGACGCCACAATCCCCGCCGATGGGCTCACATGGGCGTTGGTGATCGACCCGGACGCGTACTTCGCCGACGTCACCGAACCATCGACCGGGACACGCTGATCCGACAGGCGGGAATCGTTACCCACACACACCGTCGATCCGGAGTTGCCGATCGGAATACGGTCGATACTCAACGTGCCGGAAGTGATGGCCGACGCGGCATGGGTGTGCGACGTGGCGGCCTTCCCGTCCAACTGGGTCTGCACATTCGAGGTCACACCATCCAGCGCGTTCAGCTCCGCGGTCGAAACCGTCGCGCCCGACAGAAAATTCACCTCATCGGCCGTTGCCACAACATCCGTGACATCCGCCAGCACGTGTGTGTGCTCGCCATCTGCCTTGCTCTCGGCGAGATCGTGGGCATCGGCGATACCGTCCTCCATGTGATTCAACGCTGCCGCCGACAACGGAGTCTCCGTTGATGGCGCGTTCTGCCACGCCTGCTTGTCGTAAGCCATGAACATGCCCCTTTCTAGGGCTGGTCCCGCAACCCGTGCGGCACCAGGCACGAATACCCGTCCCCTGGAAGCACTTCCAACGCCATGTTGATCATGGCGGTGATCGCGTCCGACCGGGTTTCGGTATCCACGTCAGCCGCACCCTCGGCGGTGACTTTCCAGCCCGTTGCGGTACGTGAACCTTGGGTGATCAGTACACCGTCGGTGTCAAACAGGCCCATCATATCGTTACCGAACACGACGATCTGATGATCAGTCTTGATCCGCACGCTAACCCCTTTTCCGTTGCGCGACAGCGTCTTTCATTTTTAAGCGACTATTCTTGGGGTTACATCGATCGACGCACCCGTGCCGCTCACTTCAACGTTGCCGTCATCGAACGCCGCCGAACCCACAAACGTGCCACCCGACGCGGCCGACCAGATACCGCCCTCCACATACGTGCCCGCAGCGACCGGGATCGTCACCTCATCCCCGGTGTTCGTACCCGACGAACCGCTAGACCACGTGGTGGCCTGCCGCGCATAGCCGCCACCGGTCGCCTCATTCGTGCCCGTGGTTCCAGCAGCACCCGTGTGCACACTGATGTACGTGCCGAGCGCAGCGATCGCATCCGAGGCGGCCTTGTGTGTTGCATTGGGAATGCCCATGATCCCGCTTCCTTTCCAGAACTTTATATTGGTGACAGAGCGACAGAGATGCCGCTCCACGGATTCGAACCGGACGATGTTGCACTCACGGTGCCGCTCGCCGAAGCTGTACTCAAAGCCACCTGCGTGCGAGACAAATCCGACTGTACGAGCGACCTGTTCGTCATGCCCGAGTAGGACGTCCACGACGAAACAGACCCGGTAGACCCGTTACCAGCAGCAAGCACGTGGATGACCAGACCACCCGCCGGAACGGTCACGGCCTGCGACGGGGATGCTCCAGAACCGTACGCGGTGGCCGTGCTGACGGACCCGACATGCGTCGCGGATATCACGTTCGCAGCCCCATACATTGAGCCGCTGTGTGTGATGGCAACCGACTTGGCTGATCCGCTGCCCGCCCCGGCGAGCCTCCACACCGACACCGAACCCCTGGTGGCGTCGTTGTTATGGGAGACAATCGCCAACTGGGTCATCGCGACACCGCCGTAAGTGATGCCGGTGATCGATGGCCCCGAGCGGTCCCATGACACCGCCACGAAAACGTCCGCGCCTGCCGCTGCGGTGAAGTTGAACGTCTCTGTCTGCGTACCGCCGAAGCTGGTCCACACCACACCAGTGGCGCCGACAGCGTTGTACGCCACCGGATCCACACCGTTGTTGCCGACAGCGTCCATCCCCACGGTCGGCGTTGCTGACACGCCGAACGTGCGGGCGTACCGCTCCACCGCGGACATCCCAACCTCTGGGGTGACTGCCAGGTCGAACACCGACGCGTACCGCTCCGACGCCGACATTCCCACCGACGGGGAAACGCTCACCTCGAACTCGCGGGTATACCGCACGCCCGCAGACCCGAAACCGACTGTCGGGGTGAGGGTCATCCCAAACCCTGGGCGCTGACTGCGCGGCGTCGGGAACAACGACGTCGATGGGAACAGCTCTTCGGACGGGAACAGCGGTGTGAACCCGCCAGGTTCACGCATCGCGACGTACGGACTCAACGTCACCCCGAACGATGCGACACTCTTCCCGCCGCCACTCATCCCGATCAGGGTGGGCAGCACCAGGCCGAATGTGGCGGTGTTGCGTGCCACCGCCGACATGCCCACCTCGGGAGTGAGGACCACACCGAACTCCTGGGATGGCCCACCATAAGTGAACCCGACCTCCGGGTCGATGGTCACACCGAAATGGGCGTGAACCTCAGCCCACCAGCCCGCCATCAGCCATGCCCGATCTGCAGGTTCACCGCCAACGCCGACCACTTATTGCTCTGCGTCGACGTCCCGTTAACCGTTCCCGTGTTCGTGGTGGTGTTCACGCACAGCAGCGGATTCGTGCCCTCCTGCTTTGCCCGCACACGCGCACCCACAACCGAAACCAGGTCATAAGAGGGGCCACCACCACCACCAGCGCCGAACGCCTGCAACGTCACACTTCCAGCAGGAACCGTCACCGCCTGCGAATGGGCAGTCCCGCTACCGAACGCCGCCGCAGCCTCACCAACCGACACCACATTCTTGAACGAGATCGCGTAAGCGCTCACCCATCCCGGCCCCTTCACCTTCACAGTCTTCGCGGACCCGGAACCGGCATTGTCCATGCGGTAGATCGCCAACCCGCCGTTCGAAGCACTGTCATTGTGATACACCGACCCGACCAGTGTTCCGCCACCCTCGGCGTACGTGACCGACGGAGCAGAACCCGAACGGTCCCACGACATCACCACAAACACCGTCGATCCGGCAGACGCCGTGAACGACTTGCTTGCACTGCCAAACCCGGACAACGGGTCCGACACCGCGTCATAACCCAAATCCACCGGGGCCGGAGGAACCGGCCAGTTCTGGTCATTCGTGATCGTGCCCGGATACAGCGTCTCAGCCAGCCGAACCCAGATTCGGGTCTGCGCCGCCAAGATCGGGTCGGTGGTATTGATGTTCTCGTGAACCGCGATCGTTGCCCCGGAGTCGCGCTCGAAGAACACTGACGCCTCCCAGCCACCCGAGAATGCCCCTGGATGCCCGTACCACGTCCCGAAATTCTCCATCCCGTACCCGTAGTAATAATCGGTCGGAATGTAGTAGCCCTTCGCGAACTTGTCCCACCCGCTCGGGTACCTCCAATAGGTGCGCATCCAAACATCGTGCGACTCTTCACTTATCAACTCGCCATCGCGGATGGCCTGAATGAACTTTGTGTAGTCGTTGATGTTCGTGGACAGCGCCCCGGCACTGTTCAGGAAGTTGGGGTTGATGTTGTCGGATCGCGTTGTGGGCGCCGGACATGGACCGGTCGGCGGCCACTGCGTTTCGGTCAATCCCAAGGGCTCGATGATGTCTTCGGTGATAATCTGTTTGATCGTGCGGTGCTCGGGGTCGACCTTCTCCAGCACCATGCCGATCAACGAGAAGTTGGAGTTGGTGTACGCGTAGTCGGTGCCGGGATAGAATTTCGGCTTGCCCTTCATGGTCGACAAGAAATCTTCTGCACCCTTCCACGGCCACGTTGGGAACAGGGTGTAGAAGATGGTGTTCGTACCAGCCGTGTACTCGGCGATCCCCGACCGCATCGATAGCATGTTCGCCATCGTGATCACCGTGCCGTTTGGGATACCCGGAACATACTGCTCGAGTGTGTCCTCCAGGGTGATTAGACCCTTGTCGACCGCTTGGAAGAACGCCACGACCGTGAACATCTTCGTCGAACTGCCCATGCGGAAATGGTCATCCAGCGTCAGCGGGCGAGCGGTGCTGCCCACCGACGTTCCATACGCCTTTGCGTAGCTGCCGCGCGGGCCGGTGATCTGCACGATGACCCCCGGCTGGCCGGACTCCGCGCGGGACTCCTCAACGATCTGATCCACCATCGCCTGATCCGCCGGCGACAACAGGTCGCCCTCTTCGTGTGCGGGGGTGGTGAACTCGAACACATCCGACGGATCGGAGATCCAGCCGGCATTGTCGATGGTTTGAACATAGAACTCGTACGTCGTGTTGGACTGAAGCCCGCTATGCGCCAGCGGGGGAAGAACCGGCTCGGAATTCAACTGAATGAAATCTCCGCCGGCATCTTTTTCTCTGGCGTAAACGAAGTAGCCTTGAATTGTCATTCGTCCGTCGCCCCCGACCAGGTGATAGTGAGTGAACTGAAAGTCGCCTCAGCAAGCTCGATCAGCGTGGGTGCCGTGGGTGGTGTCAGATCGGGATCCGGTTCGGGCAGCGGATCTGGGCGCAGATACACCCAGCCGCCGCCGGGGCCACCGTTACCGCCAGGCTGGAAGGCTGCGATAGAACCGCGGCCACCGTTACCGCCACCACCCGGCGACGTTCCCTTACCGCCCATGACCTTCTGGTCACCACCGCCGACATACTCTTGCCCGTTGAACACGAACGCGGCCGGCCCCCGCCCGACAGGGTTGGTGAGGAACCCGGCGCTCGTCCCAGCGGCGCCACCGCTCGCGGTGATGGATCGGGTCGGCCCGCCCGGTGTGGTGATCGTGATGACCGTGTCACCACCAGGAGAACCGTCACCCGTCCCCCCAATACCACCGGCGCCGGGAGTAAAAGTGATGATCGCGTTGTCGCCGAAGTCCTCACCACGAACCCAGATCGTCGCGTTGAACTGCCCCGGCTGCCCCGGTGCACCGTTGACACCCAGGGCGATCCCCTGACGGGCACCGCCACCGGCACCCAACGCGACCGGATCAATGTAGTTGACCCACTTCGCCACCGGAATGGTTGTCGACTCGGTCCCCAGGTAGCGTTTCTCCGGGTCGTGCTGATCACCGATCACACCGGTATCGACAGCGATACCCACCCACGGCACATTGTCCGACCACACAATCTGATTCCGCGGAATCGACGACGGCGGCGACGACGGGCTACTGGTGTTGTTGCGGGTCGATGCGCGTTTCGAAATCGGTGCTGTCGGATGCAACGGGAACTCATCGACCCGGCCCCGAATCTGATGCGTCCCGCCGACCGGCACAAACTCGTAACCCAGCAGGTCACTCGCCTCCGCCGCGATCACCTCGTCCTGAGGCAACTCGTACTGCAGATACGCACCCACATCAGGATCCGCGCTACCCGCATCAGCAATGACACTGAGGATGTTGTCCGATGAGTGGATCAACGCGGGAACACCAGTCGCGGTGTTCATCTTCCACACGTGCACATAAAACTCGGTGATCCCCTCTACGCCGTAGCCCATCCACGAGATCGCACCGATCGGCATGGACTCCTCGATGTAGTCCCACGCGATCAACGAAGCGGACTGTGTCGCAGACACCATGCCGGTGATCTCCGACAAGTTCATGTTGGAACGTTCAGACGGCCCCAACCCGCCAGCCGCAGGCTTGTTGGTGCGGATGCCCTGAATGATCCACGCGAAATCACCCCGGCTCGCCCGTGACGAGATCTCCCGAAGAATGTTGAACAGGTCAGCCAAACCCGCCCCGCCACCAACAACCCCAACCAGGCCACCAACAATGTTGTTGACGATCTCCTCAATCGTCTCCAGCAGGTTTCCCGGCCCCAGCATGCCAATGATGTTGGCGGGGTTGATGTTCTGCAACGCGTCGAACAAATCCTCAAGCGTGCTGCCCACCACCGAGATGCCACCACGGATCGCGTTCACTACCGTGTCGATCACCAACTGCACGTTTTGACTGATCGACTGGAGCAGGTCCGACAGGCCCTCCACCCACTCAGGGCGGATCGTGCCCGTTTGCTTCACCGTGGCATCGTCAAACCACACAGTCCCCGCCGTGGCACGCTCGTCCACGACAAGGCGGAGCTGCATACCCGTGACATCTTCAGGCACCGTGTACCGGCCAGACATCAAGGCCCAGTCCGAATCCTGGGCCTGCGGCGTGTGAGTGACAATAGAAACGGGCTGCTGAGCCACCCCGTCAATGAACGGCACCACATCGAGCCGGATCGGATCGCCAGACCCCGAGTAATCCTCGTAGCTGACGTAAATCGACACATCAACCGACTGGCTCGCACCCACGGCTAAAACGTCGGAGGGCTCCTCCCCCGAACGCAAAGCGTGCAGCTTGCCGTTTGCGATAACCCGCACCGCGCCCGTGCCGTCGCTCGAATGCGACTTGTCAGGGTCGACAACCCACTCCGACCCGGAATCCACGGAATCGGCAGCAAACTTCGGCGCCGACAGCAGGTTCGGCGTCTGCGCCGTGATCGCACCGATAGGCAGGAACGTCAACAACCGCGGCAAGACATTCCGCAGCGGGGCCAAGATAATGTTCACCAACTGGGCCGCCGCCTGAAGCGGGTTGAAGCTCGGATTGTTGAAGTCGATAGACCGGAAGAAGTTGCGGATATTGTCGAAGAACTGTGTTAGTTCCTCGATCCCGCCGCCAACCAAACCGGTGATCGCCTCGATTATGTCGCCGAGGATCGGGATGTTCAACGCCCAGTCGCGCAGCTGGTCGAACGACGCCTCCCCAGGGATGAACACCCCAGCGACCGCGCGCACCACCCACGCCAAAAACTGCTCAATGAACTGCTCACCAATCTCAAGCAGCTGCTGAACAGTGAACGGACGCAACCACTGCTGAGCTGACTGCTCAGGGTGAATACCCGGCTCCGACGGAACCGCATGCGCCCACTTAGGCAGCGGATCAAACGAATCAGTCATGACAGCGGCAAAACCTCAACCGAAAACATCGACGCAGAAGCAGAAGTCGTATACGTCACCGACCCCGCCTGACGTTCACACCGGAAATAGATCGTCGCCGGTGTACCGGCCGCCACACGGTCAAACCCATCCGATGAGCCCGCCGCAGGTCCCGAAACAAGCGTCAGCCGCTCCGATTGCGCCACACCGGGGCACCGGCCGATCACGTTGCCGCCGGTCTCACCGTTCAACCGGGCCACCAAATCAACCCGAACATCCGCACCCTCACCGGTGACCACCGTGTACCCCTGCACACGCGGCCGCCAATCAAAAGGCTGCGCCGGGATCGACACCTGAGCCAAAGTCGAGTTCGCGTTACCCGATGCAGTGTTGTTGATCGACGCCGGAACATACCGGTCCCCCACACGCTGCGCCGCCAGCACAAACCCATCAGCAGTCGAATTCACCACCGGCACCTGACCCGCAACAGGCGACGGATCAACATCCGTCGGGTCCCACACCGCCTCACCATCCGCGCCCTTCGCGCCGGCGTGCAACGCAAGGTTCAACCGGTACACACCCGGCGTGGATGTTCCAGGTGGCGTGATCTCAGTGAACGACGCCTCCGCCGGGGTTGGATCGTCCGGGTCCAGCTCCGTCAGATTCACCGTCGTATCGAACGTGGCCGGCACACCCGGATCACCCTTCTCGATCGCGGGCACACCAACACCGATACCGCCCTGCGGACGCAACTGGAGGATCGCCGAACCCGACGTAGGATCGACAGGAATCTCCACGATCCCCTCAAACAAATAGTGAGTCCCAGCAGGATTCAAAGGCCACGACATAAGGCACGCTCCATTCACATTGGGCGAGTTACAGAAAGAAAGGACGACCGCTGCTTATCCCTGAGGTGACAGCGTGAGGACCGACAACGTTTCAAAAATCCCCGTGATGAACCGCTGATGCTTCGCCAACGGGGCCTCCGACTTGCGTCCATCCCCCAACTGCGCGATCACCTTCCGCTCATCCTGGGAAACCCGCCACATGACGTTTTCGATGTAGTCAGTCACCATTCGGGTACGTGACATGAACACCAGCGACATCAGGCCGCCGCGAAAAACGTCCCGACCCAACGCATACTGGGCACCGTTGCGGAACTGCACCGTCGCCGTCGTCTTGCCCTGCGAATCAAACAAGGCGTTGATGAATGCGAACACCGTTTCGATGTTGTACGGCGCTGATGCTGTCGGATAGAACCGCTCGATCGCCGGATGGTACGGGCCAACTTCGTCACGGCGGTCGTAATGCTGAATCAACTGGAACGCCAAGAAGCTGTTGTTCAGGAACCCCGACAGCAGATCGGACGGTATGCCGGTGAATCCAACAACGATCATCAGCGAGTCGATCAGCCATGCGAAGGTGGCATTCATCAAGTCGTTCAACCACTTTGGGCTACGGCCACCAATAATGTGCTGCCAACCCTCAGGTGTGTGGTCAGTGATCGTGCACGCATCGATGCCGGTGTCCTCACCCGGCTCGGGGGCCACGAAATAGGCGTATGGCTGCTCGAAATCCACACCCAACGCGGGCGCATAGAACACGCCGTCCATGCCGGGAACCTGCTTGATGACAGGTTTGAAGATGTCCCCCAGCGACCCGCCAAGGTCAATCGTGGTGCGCAGCACCGAATCGAGCACGGTTTTCGTCGGACCAGTGATCTGCGACCGGTCCACTGTGGAAAACACGTAGGTAGGCTGGTCCAGGTTCGCCCACCTGTCAGGCTGCGGATCACCTGGAAGCCACAAATCCATGCGGGTATCCACACCGTACGACTGGGTAACGTCCTTGATGACGGCCTGAACGGTTTCCATCCGCACTGTGCGAGCCACCATCGGCGACGTGTCCAGCAGTGGATTGGTGCGTGACACATACACCGGGGTTCGCAGCATGCGGGTGAACGCCTGGACCGACAGCCCATCCCGCGACAGTGCTTGCAACACGGTGCCGAACCATGCCCGGATATCCGGGTTTAACGACAGGCCGTTGTTGATGAACTCCAGCCACCCGGACTGCAACCGCAGAGCGCACTCCGCGACCATGTTCTCCACCACGGTCTGCAACGCCCACACGAAGATCGCGTGCGAGAACGGCTGTGCCTGAATCGGCAGCCACCACGACGGCCAAATCACGTAGTAATTGAGGATGTCGCGGATACCGCGCAGTTCAGCGGTGCCGGTCCATGCGCTGTCGCGGTACTCGTAGGTGTGGTTCTTCGTGTAGAACGCATACCGCAAACCCGCGGTCTCGACGATGACACCGACCATCGTCTTTTTGCAGTCCATGAACAAAGGGATGAGAGGACTGTTCCCTTTGAGGACGATCCGGCCGGTTTCAACATCGTTGCGCGGGTCAGCACCCGACGCCTCGATCAGGTCGCCACCGACAGCGCCCATCGGCTGCCAAAACTTGTCGCACACCGTGAACCGGAACGACGTGTCTACCTTCGATTTGCGTTCCGTCAACGCCCGCGCGGTTCGTGCGATCCTGTTCGGGTCGCCGGACTGGAGGGCGGATTGCCATGCGGCTGTTTCGCGTTCAAACTTCGACAACCGTCATCCCCTCCTTTCCTGGTTCACAGGCGCCACAAATTCACCCCTCACCGAGGTATCGGCTGGGGCTTGCCACTACAGGGGCTACATCGGGTAGCGGCGCAACGGAGTCCCCGAAAGAATCACCTTCGAGTCAGCGTTGCCACCAACAATTTCTGTCTTCACAAAGAACTGCTGCGCCGGTTCGCCAGGTGACTTCGCGGGGATCGCCGCGTTCTCACTGAACCGGCCCGACAGGTACTTATAGAAATTGCCCTGCGGGGGAACAATCCCAAACAGCGACCCAATCTGGTCGGTGAACGCGTTCCGCTCCGAGAAGAACGACAACAACGACTTCACCGCCTGCTGGAAAATGTTCAACTCCTGCGGCGACGGCGGCACCGACGTCAAATCCTGCACCAACGTCGTCTGTGAGCGCGGGTCGGTACGTAGGAACACAATCTGATTGGGCAGCAGCGGACCAAACTCCACATACTCATCCGCGCCGGGACCGTCATACAACCGGAACGTGCCCGGGCCAAACACGGTCGCATCCCAATACATCGGCTGGTCACCAACATTGACCATCGACACAAACCCAGACTGCGTGACATTCACATTGTCGCCCGCAGAAACCTTCCGCACCGGAGCTGGTGTCGCCTGCGTGATCAACGCGCCACCGGCCTGCATACCAAACCCAATACCCCGATAATCCGGGCCAAGCTCGCTACCAGTGCCGGTTTCCTTGTGCGACAAGATCGGCAACCCATTGCGCAACACTTTGAACATGCGCGGATCGCCCTCATACCCGGCAACCAGGGTGAACTTCTCCCCAATCAGCGGGGCCACCAGAAGCGGCCGCTGAAACATCACCGTCTGCGAGAAGTTGTTGAACCTCGACAGCTTGATCCAGTTGCCCTGCACCCGCATGCGGATGCCATTACCGTCCCAGTCTCCGTTGCTGTCGCGGCCCATGCGAGCCCACAGGTCGTTCGCCCCACTATCAGGCAGGCTCCACTCTTGGAACCCGCCGAGCACCATCGACACAACCTGATTGTCGGTGTCGGTGTCGAAGTCTTTGTACGGCCCGCACACCACCTCGCGGGTATCCGTTGTCAGCGGATCGTCCGGGTCGTCCCGCCACCTCGCCTGGTCACCATTGGCGTAGACGTACCCGCCGCCGTCACCCTCGTAGTACAGCGGCCAGTCCGCGCCGAGGTCCTGCGTGCCCGACGTGTCATAGTTGAACGTGTCGGTCATCGACTCATACTCGAACTGGAAACTCGCCGCGTAGTCGTAGGTACGCCAGAACCCCGAATCGGCCCGCAGGCGCAAACTTTCACGCTGCCGCTTGCCGATCTCCAGCGGTGCTTGCGGCGCGCCCTGGAACCACCTGACCGGCGCCCACCAGTGCCCCATGTCGTGGGTGAGGAAGTTCAACGTCGATTCCTGCTTCGCGTCGATCGACGCGACCAGATCGCGGTAGACCCTGCGCGTCCACTTCGGCGACCGGCCACGGCATTCCACCCCCACCTCAACCTCAATCGGGTCGTAGAGCGCATCAATATTGGTGATTCCGTCCTCGGTGGCGCCCTTCTGGTCGATGTGCTTCCACGGCGGGATCAACCCCTTGAGTGATGTGAGGTGCACCATCTCCGGGGCTACAACCCGGTCAGGGACCGCCATCCCGCCCATCATGTGGAAAGTGATCGACCCGTCGTAGGCGTCGAGCCACATCATCGGCTTTTCACCCTTGGCGAGGTCATACCATCCGTGCGGGGTTACACCAGTGGCGGGGTAATGCTTCTTAGCCATTTACCCTCCCGGCATGACGTACTGGTTTTGCAGGTGATACGCGATGTCGCGGCCTGTTCCGTCTTCGGTGGCGCGCTGGTTGTTGACCGTGATGTTCGTGTCGCCACCCTGGTTGACTTGGGTTTGACCCTGGCCTGTGGCCTGTGGGTCGATGTCCTTGCGCTGCTGGGATGCTTGGCCGGCCAGGTTCGGCAACGCCGGGGCCGCACCAGCAATCCCCCCGGCAATGCGGGTGATCCAGTTGTTGTTCGCCAAATCCGAACCACCCGTAGGCAAGAACGTTTCCATCAACCCTTGGGCGCCGATCGCGGCGACTTGACCGCCGTACTCGATGGCACGGTTGATCAGCTTCACCCCAGTCTGCGCGGCCTGACCCGCACCCGGGGCCATCGCGTCCAGCGCCATACCACCGGCCTGCACCGCCATGCCAAGCGCACCACCACCGTCCATGCCGATACCACCTGAACCGGACCCGGCATACGGTGCGACGTTCGCCCCGATGTTGGTGGTGTTCGTCGGCCCGCCAGTGAACAGGCCTTGCGGTGCGCCAGCGGCCATCGGGCCGCCACCACCGCCCGTGGTGGGCAGCGGCGCAGGATTCGTCGCCCACGCACCCGACGACACCGGAGCCGGCGGGTTATTCAACGCAGGGTTGGTGTTCTGCGGGCTGTACAACCCCGGCGCGCTAGCAGCCGCCGCTGACCCGCCAGGAACCGACGTCACCGGACGGTAATACCGCGACGTCAACGATGGATCGTCAGCACCCTGCGACCCTCCGAGCCCCCGCTGAGCTGCGGCAGAATCGCTACCCCAGTTAAACGGCGTCCCGCCAGGCAGCGTCGCCTGCATGTGACCACTGTTGAACGCGACCCGGAAGTCGCCAGGCCCACCTGACCCCGGCACAAACCCTCGGGACTGCAACCATTGATCAGCGTTATGTGTGGAAAGTGACCTACCCTCGGTGGACCTGCCATCGAGAATGTTGACCAGATCCTCAACAGCGCTGGAGCAGTCGCCCAATCCTTTTGTGAGGTCGGCTGCTTGGACTTGCGCGTACCGGCCCGCCGGAACGTTGGCGAGTAGCGCCGCGTCACCGGGATAGGCACCGATCGGCGTCATGGACACACCGGTCGTACCGGCGGACGGGTAGGAGCCCCGGTCGTACTGGTTGTTCTGGTACTGCGGCCCGAACACACCCTGCGCGCCGAGCACACCCATCAACCCGTGCCCGCCCTGAGTCGGGTTATAGGCCGAAATGGCCTGCAACTGCCCCAACAACGGTGCCGCAGCGAGGTTCGCCACGAACTTCGTGATGTTCTCCGCAATCCCCGCCAAACCCTTCGAGATACCGAAATCCTGATCAAGCTCGGCACCGATCTGCCCCAAATCCTTGACATGCTTGTCGGTTTGCTTCGTCAGCTTCTCGTACTGATTCGCGCGGGCATCACTCATGCGCATCTCGGCGGCCTGAAGGTCGCGTTCAGCTTCGATCACATCGTTGCGGGCCTTGAGGCGGTCCTGCTCGGTGGCTTCGGTGGACTGCTCCAATTGGGCGGCGCGGGCACGCTTCTCCGCCAGTTTGTGACGCGCATCCAGATACGACGACTCAGCGGAGAACACGGCCGCGTCGGGTGGCATACCAGCAATCCCCGGCGGCAACGTCGTGTCATACGGCAACACAGGCGCATCCGGCAGCTTCGGGCCGGAACCACTACCACCATCAGCCCCCACCGCGCCCGGAAATAGATCAGCCAACGGGCCATCGCCCACAGGGCCGCTACTGCCACCGGGGCGCCCGTGAGGCCCGTTGCCGCCGCCCGTGCGTGTTGATTGCCAGTCAGGCGTGTCCGGGCGACCCGGGACGCCCCACGGCGCGGTAAAACCTCCCGCACGTTGCCACGCCGTCGGATCATCCAACAGGTCCAACAGAATCTCGTCAGGACCAAGCTTTGGCGCAAGATAGGTACGAATCCACGCCTGCCGACGCCGTAGCTCCTCGGGATTATCGGCAGCCTGCCGCTCCCACTGCGCTGGCGTCAGCTGCCCATCCGGCCCGCTGTAGTACGGATTATCAAACCGAGAGTCCTTGATCGCATCGTTCACCTGGTTGATCACCGGCACCAAAGCGAGGATCGCCCCCGCTGCACCAGCAGCCAGACCCGGCATGCGCCTCAGATGGTTGTTCGCGCCAGCCAACGCGGTAACCAGGTTCCCCACCGTCGTCAGCACGCCAACGGACTTCCACGCAATGAACGCCGCTGCGACAGTCCCGACGCCGATGCCCATGTCACTAAGGACGTCCAGGACCCTACGGATCGTGTTCCACAGGTCCTGCGCAGCATCAACCGCGTCTTCAAACACACGTTTGATGTCGTCCTTGTGGGCGACGATCCACGCGTTCAGGTCATTCAGCTTGTCAGTCACATTGTTGATCGACTTGGCAAGCGCGCCAGGACCCTCCGTCGTGTCCAACGGGTCACCGAACAACGCCGAAATGAAGTTCGCCCCAACACGACCCACAGCGGCATTCATGTTCGACAAGGCGCCGTCAACAGTGTCGGCCAGCTTCTTCGACATGCCACCGAACTGGCCCTCAATCGCCTGCACAAGCATGCCGAACGAAATCGTGCCGTCCTTCGACATCTTCTGAATCTCAGCGCTCGTCAGGCCGAACTCTTTCTGCAACGCCGCCTGAACATTGATGCCACGCTCATTGAGCTGCAACATCTCTTCAGCCTGCAGCTTGCCCTTGTTGAACACCTGGTTGAAGATGACGGCCAGGTCGCCGAACTTCTGCCCAGATGCACCCGCCGCGTCCGCGATCGCCGTCAACGCCGCCTGCAACGGGCGGCCCTGCTTCACCCCACCGGCAAGGAACTGAGTAGCCGCCTTTGCCGCCTCGTCCAACGCAATCGGAGTGCCAACGACGACCTCGTTGATATCCGACATGATCGTCTTGACCTGCTCGGCGCTGTTCCCCATCGCGGCAAGGCGATGCGATGTCGCATCAAGCGACTTGTACCGATCAAACCCCTTGAACAGGGCAACACCGGCGGCGCCGATAATGCCCGTCGCGGCCGCCGTGAACGCCGTGCCCAACGCACGACCAGCCAACGCGCCAGCCTTCGACGCCGCACCCTCATACCCCGACAGGGCAGCCGAAAACCGGCCCGACACAGGCAACGACGACGCAAGAGACGAACCAAACGACGACCCAAACCCCCGGCCCGCCGACACACCATGCGACGAAAAACCATCAACAATACGAGACCCGGCCTGACGCGTCGCACGATCAACCTCACGCGACAACTGCTCGCCAGCATTACGACCAGCAGCCGCAGACGCCCGGCCCACATTCTCACCGATCGCACGACCAGCAGACGACCCCGCGCGCGCCCCAGCCGCCTCCATCTCACGCTCAATGTTCTTCGCCGCCACCGCAGCAGCACGCTCATCAAGACGGGAAATAATGTTGACGTAGATAGGCATTACGCTCCCCGGTCACCGTCGTTATGAGTGAACAGTTCGATTCGCTTCGCCTTAGCGGCCGCAGCGGCGGACTCTTTGCTCTCGAACCGTCCGCAGTAAATGTGCTGACGGTTATGAACTACGACCGCCTCCCACTTGCCAGCCTTGAAACGCACGCCACGCACTCCGCTCCTGCCCCACCCAGAGGATCTATTCTCACGATTCTGCTTCGCGGTGGTAACGCGAAGATGATCCGGGTTGACACACAGAGTGACGTGGCAGATGTGGTCTATCTCCATACCGGGCGGGATCTCTCCGTGCGCCCACTCATAGCAAAGACGGTGCGGCGAAAGGTTATTAAACCTCCCATACCCATGGTTAGTAGTTCCGCCCGTCCAAAGCCAGCACCCACCTGGCGCAGACTTGTCCACCTTCGCAAACAATCTCTGCTGGAGCGTCGGCTCCGCAATGCCAAACCGGCGCAGGTATCGGTCATGTGTTGCGCACAGCCCGTTCTTATGGGAGAAGACTCGTCGATCGCATCCATCAATAGCACACATCAGACACTCACCTCCCGTCACCAGCCGAACAGATCGGCCTCAACCTCACGCTGCAACTCGTGCGCCTCAACCGACGCTTTCGCTTTCTCCAGCCGATCAACCGGGTCCTCAAACGCGAACGGCTCATACGCCGCTTTACGGCTTCTCGATGCATGGAATGACGCCCTGAACCGGGCGATCTCGTTGTACGTTTCCGCCGCGATCAACTCCGGCTCAGACCAGCGGCCCCCGCGAACAGCCCGCGCCACCGCACCATTGACCGGAGCGAAATCCACATACAACTCCCGAACGCGCTCCTCGGTGTTGTCCACGAACCGCACCCCGAACAGGTCAAGCAACTCCAAACTGGACAACCTGCCCTGATGCCAATCGGCGACGCTCAGCCCGAAGAAGCGCCGCAGATCACTCGCTATCTGTCTCGGGTACAGTCTCCAGAACCACTGAGCTTCCATCACTTTTCGAGTCGGACTCAGCTCGTTCCGCGATCGTGAAACCTTGCTCGGTCCACGCCCGCCACACATCCCGGGCACCAGCAGGACGACCGTTGATCTTCTTCGACCGCAACACCTCGTAGTTGTCCATTCCCAACACGACCTGAACGATCCGCACCTCACGCGGCGGCGACACACGCTTACCGTCCTTGAAATACGGCGGCCCCTTGACCGCGCCGGGACGGGTCTCCGCCGGCAGGACCATCTCGTTGCCGTCACGGTCCTTCACGGTCTGCTCCGGGATGTACAGGTCCGGCTCCCGGTCATAGGTTTCGATCTCTTCGAGGTACGCCTCGTAGGCTTCCAGCGCATCATCGTCGAGCATCCGAAGGTTGGGGTGCGGGGGGATTGTCATGGTGGTGCCGTCGTCGAAGCGCAGAACACGATCAGCGAACGGCGAATCGAACTCGGTGGCCTGTTCACGCGCGGCGGCACCATTGTTTTCAGGTTTCTTCACAGACATCAGGGGCTTCCTTCAAAAAGGGGTTGATACAGGGGCTTCGAGGTTGGGGGGGTGGGCTGGCTTTGTGTGGTGCCTGCCGGGTGGGTGCCAGCCCCAAACCAACCCACCCGGCAGGACGATTCACCGGCTAGCTGCCGTCCGAGTACTGCTCAGCCCAGCCCGGGCCGCCCATCCACACATAGAAGTAGCCGGGAACCAGAGCGATCGTTCCCGCCGGGTCGGGCCGCATGAAGTACTCATTCGGCAGCACCTTGTACGTCAGGTCCGCCGTGTCCGGGTCGGTCTTGGAACGCTGCTTCGACGCCTGGTCGTCCAGCTTCACCGCCGGGTATCCCTCAGCGCGGTAAATGAACCCGCCGGAAGTGCGGCGCGCGTACAGCAGCAGCAACTGGTACTCCGCCGAATCCGCGTCCAGCAGCGGACCCTCACCATAGTCAGGGGTACCAGGAAGAGCCACCAGCGGATTACCGGCGTTGTCACACAACGGCAACTCCGACTCCAGCCGGTGAATCAGAGGATCAGCAGTACCGAGCGCCACGAACCGCACCGAGTACGACTTTTCCGTCACCTCAGAATCGACCGGGAACTTCGACTGCAACACCATCAGATCGTCAGAGGTGACATCCGGTTCACGCTCCGCGCCACCATCTTCGGGGTTGCAGCCGATGTGCCACCAACCCTCATTCGGGTCAGTGTTGTACTCGTACTTGCCGTTCACCTTCCGGCGAATGAACAGGTCATCGCGAAGCTTGCCGTCCTGCGCGAACGGCGACCACTTCACCGTCACGCAATCATCCTCGAACGGCGACATGTCCGTCGCGGCACCGCGATTGTCGCGGATGAACACCGCTTGCAGGCCGCCCCGTTCGATGAACGGCTTGTGAATGTCAGTGAATCCGCCGGCGCTCCAGTCGGTGCCGGTCAATGGCTGCGTCATAGGGACGCTCCTCTCATTTGGATAAGGGACCGGATTGCGAAAATTTCCGGCGAACAAAAAGGGACCCGGCACCATCCGCCAGGCCCCTTGTCAGGGCTGAAACTTCAATTAGATGTACTGAACACCGATCTCGTAGCGGCCCACATGCCGCACCAAGTGGCCGTCGTCGTCATACTCGACAAGGACCGGTTTCATCAGCACACGCGCATAGTCGATACGCGCAACAACACCACCGCCGACCGGTATCTCCGTCAGCGGGTTAACGACGAGCTCCAGCATTCGTTGGTGCGTCAACTCGGCCTCATTCTCAGCGGCCTCATCAGACGCGGCGAACGTATGCACCGACACGACAGCCACATCGCTGCCTTCCTCGGGAACATCACGACCATCGACACGACGCACCACACGGTGCGGCAACGGATCACCAGACAAACGGCGAGTAGAAACCTTCCCCAAAGGGGACAGCCACGCCACCAGTACACGGTGGATACTCGGCGCTGAATCAGTCGCCATACGCGGTGCCGCCGAACTGTTTAGCTGTCTTCTGGGCAGGCGCGTACTCGTCGTTGTGCGCCGACCCGAACTCCACGAGATGCGCTTGCGGATCAGTCGCGCCGACCTTCCCGCGACCCTTGTTCGTGGACCGTTCCGTCACCTGAACAGAATCACGGTAAGCGCCGGTGCCCACGGGGGCATTGTTCTTCCACGCGGCAACAACCTCGTCCATGAACTCGTTGACGCCCTCGTTCACCTCAGGCAGTTTGTCGAAATCGTCCAGCCGCACACCGAACTTCGCTAAAGGGTTCTTCCTCGTTGGACCGTTAGCCACGATTCATCACACCTTCCGAAGTTCTGCCACCAAACCCGGCGCCCAACCGTGAAAACCCATGTTCCAGTCACGAACCGCAACCACATCGAACACATCCGGCCCGTACCCCACACGGTCTTTCACCTTCACTGGTGAACCGGGCGGCAAGTACAGGTCAACATCGATCGTTTCGGTCTCCACAATCGAATACGTCCCCACCACCTGCACATGCGGGGCAAGTTGGATCACTGGAACAGACACCCCAGAACCGAACTGGGGAACCGTGTTACCCAATCCATCCGACGTGTCACCGACGTGCGGATAGTGCGTCACCGTGTACGGAGTAGGGAACGTCACGGCATGTACCTGTCGGAACCCAGCGGGATGCTGTTCATCGATATGCGGTATGGCCGCAGACGCAGTTTGAGCGCGTTCGTAAGATACAAGTTTGACGAATCACCGCCCCACTTGAACGAGTACGGGCCAGCAGATGCGGTTGTGCCTTCGGGGTATGGCGATTGAGGTGCAGTGAGGGCGGTAGCGGCGATTTGCGCCACCACCCTCACCACAGCACCAGGAATCACGTCAGGAATCGACTCCCACCCGAGGTACCCGACAACGAGATCGGACGCCTCTTCGAGGAGAAGACCTGCACGAGTGGCTTCGTCCGGCGTCAGTTCACGCCCGAGAACCAACTTCAGGTCATCGATATCCGCCAGTGACATTCGCTTATCGCCTTAGCTGCCATCCGGGACGACAGCGCCGACGGGCGTCTTGTTGTCGCCAACCGCGGTCGCGCCGTTGCCGAGCACGTACGCGAAGCGGGCCTTCAACCGGAGAGCGATCATGTCACGCTCAGCGAGGTTGATCGATCCGACCGTGGCCTGATCGAGAAACTTCACGGTGATGTCCTGACGGACACCGATCCGAACTCGCGAGGAATCCACCACCAGCGCCTCAGCGACACCGACAGGCCACGCACCGTTGGCGTTGAAGTAGGTACCGAACCCGTTGAACGACTCATCGCGGAAGATCGGGTTACCGTTCGCGTCACGAAGGTTCGCCACGTCGAAACGGAATCCCAGGCTGGCGAGCAGCGTGTCAGGCATGTACCCGGCTGCCGCGACCGCCTTCGACGCCCGGTTGATGCAGCCGATCAGGTCGTCTTCGTTCGCGTCACCCGGAACGATCGTGTAGTCCTGGTTTGCCGCGACGGCCGCCGGGAGCAGCGCGGGCGACACCCACGACGACGGCTTGTCGGTGCCGAAGATGACGGCCTGATCGAGCTTCTTACCGATCGCCTGGCCGCCAAGAGCCGCGATCTCTTCCAGCAGCGAGGTCGATGCGTCATCAACCACGTTCTCGTGAACGGGAATGATGACCGCGACTTCCTCAGCGACCAGGGTCCGGTCGGCCCACGTCGCCTCAGACGTCGGCTTCACACCCTCAGGTTCGGTCGCGGACTCCGACACCCACGAAGCGCCAGGCAGGGTCGCCAGGACGGGCAGGTGAGTGGTCTTGGTGCCCATGTTGACAGTCGGGAACGCCTGCAACACAGTCGATCCCTTCTTCGCGGACGCCAGGAGGTCGTTTGCGTAGGCCTCCTGGATGAGGGTCGCGACCTCGGAACGTGAAATGTCAGCCATGATGGCCTTCCTTTCATGGTTTTCCGCCGAGGCCGATCCTCGAACGGGTTTCGATGGTTGGGTTAACCGCCGGCCCGCATCCGACGCAGAGCTTCAGCTGCTGCTGCTTTCGGGTCCAGGTCTGCGGTCTCAGTGCCTGTTGTTCCTGATTTCAGGTTCTTTGCAGGCGGTTTGAGCTTTGGGGCTTGCTGTTGCAATTGCTGATCACGCCATGCGATCAGCTGATCAGCGGAGGCTTCCAGTTCCTCTTTGGTGCTACCCGTGAGGCTGGACGCCGGGACACCTTTCTCGGCCGCCACTGACGTCACGAGAAGGTCGCGTTCTGCCTTTTCCGCCCGTGAGCTGACTGATTGCAGCTGCTCGGTGAGTTTCTGCAACTCGGTCTTCTCGCCCTCGCGGATTTTGTCCAGCTCTTCGGCTTTCGACTTCAGGTCGTCGTAATCGGAGAATTTGCTTCGTTCGCGTGCGATTCGCTGCTGGATGATCCGATCGAACTCGTCCTGAGATGTGATGGGTTTGAACGAGCTCTGCTGTTCGTCCCCGTTTCCGGGTTGGGTTGTTGCGCCGTCTTCGACGGTGTTTTCAGCCTCTTCGGGCATGGTGATATAACCTCCGCGTTATTGGAGTGGCCCGACCATTTCTGATAGCGCAGGTCGTCCGCGCCTTCGCCTGAAGTGTCAGGCTGAAGTCATGCGCCGTAGAACGGCTTTCGTGTCGATCGCGCCGTGGGCGCCTTTCGTCTCTCCGTCCTCGCGGGCGGCGGTGACGGCGTTTTGGTAGTCGTCTTCCCATTTGTCCACATACGGTGGAGGCTCGTATGACTGGCCCGGGCGGACTGGGACGGCGATGCAGCGGCAGTGGTCGTGGTACTTGGTTGATGCCCCGGCTGATTCTCTGGACCAGTACACTGCGCCGCGTGTGGCGAGCATCCGGCAGAACGGGCATGCTGTAGCCGACGCGTAGCGTGCCCATCTGGTCCTAGCTGGAAATGGCGCTCCAGCGTCGGCGATTTCGTTCTCTAGGTTGGCGAGAACTGTTTCCCGCGAGGCGTCGAACACCATCCGCTGTGTAGACCCTGCGAGCCGGTCCAGTGGAGAGGCTTCTCCAGGTGCGTGGAACGCCCACGACACCGTTTTCTGAATGCGGCCTTCTGGTATCGGTTCGGTGACCGGTGACGCCTTATAGGGCAGCTGCGGCGCGGTTTCGGTGTACCACTGCGCTGTGACCATCGACGCTGCCGACAGTTGCGGAGCTACAAGTTCAGGCAACGCAGCAGAGACAATCTGCTCGAACTCCGCAATGTCAGAGTATGACCGCCACAGTTGCACGAGCTGAGATGTGTTCAGCGTCGCCAAGTCCGATAGAACCTGCTGCAAAGCGTCGGCGTCAGTCGGACTGGGCAACTGTCCTACCTGCTATATCCCCCACCTGGGGATCACGCTGAGCCGTTGCCGCTCCTTGCCTGATGCTCGACACCAGATCAACAACAGTGGACTGCTGAATTGAATCCTTGATCGCCTTGATCTGCTGCTGCGACAACCCAGGAACCAAATGAACCACATCCCGCAACTGCACACCAGCCGCGACAAGCTTCGTAATCCCATCGACGACAGCGCCGAACGCACGAGCCTCAGTGTCCCGCCAAACCACCTCAGCACCAGAATCAGCCGCAGTCTCCTCATCGCCATCAATCTCGGCAGCCAGACGTAAAACCTGCTCCCACGACTCACCGAAACTGTCCCGCTTAGCCTGCAACTTCCGCTGCTGATTCGCCTCAGCAGCCGCCAAAGCCTCAGCGGACATATTCACCATCTTGCCCGTCACCTGAGCCGGCGAAATCTGCGCCCGCATCGCAACATGCTGGATCATCTCATCCAGAATGTCGTTGTACTGACCCGTATCCGCAGCAGGAAGCGCCTTCGCGTCAACATCATCATCTTCAAACGCCCACACACGCTTAGCGGACGCCGCTAGAATCTCACTAGGCGATGCCGTCCACCCTGTGATCACCTTCTGGGGGAACGCCCCGAACCGCGAAACCACCAGACGATCAAAATTCACCGAATTGATCGCCTGCTGATCACGAATCAACGGTGCCACCTCGCCAACAATCGCACCGTCAGCATCACGACCATTGACGAACCGCACCACAGGGCACACACGCTCGCCACCATAAGTAGCGCCATGCGGCACTGGATCACCATCGACCACAACACTGATCGGATGAGAAGCGCTCCGAAGCGTCGGATCAGACTCCGACACCTCACCCAGATCAAGGTCATAGGCGAACTCGTCGTCATACAAGCGGCCACGGCGACGCAACTTCGCATCAACCTGAGTGACCCACATCTCCAACGCATACTGCGGCCACTCATCAGCAACAGGATCGACATACGCCGTCAGAATCTGCTTCGGAGACCGAGGCGACAACATCGGACCATTCGGGCCAGCAGTCACCGTCATGTACGACGCCCCGTACGTCAAGGCAGGAACATATACCGACGACTGGCGAGCATCCATCCGGTTCGCCTGCCAAATTCGCCACGCCGGATCGTTATCCTGCGCATCCGCAGACCGATACCCGGTCACCGACAGATTCTGGGCGAACGAATCTACAACCAAACCTAGAACGTTCTTCACTGACAGCCGAGCTAGATCTTTGATCTCCTGCTCCGCCGACTCCGGAACCTCTGGAACCCCACGGATACCCTTCGCGTAGTCGCCGATACGGTCCAGCCATGAACGCTCGGAGAGGTGAATCTGCCACATCGCGGCGATCACATCGCGTATCTCGCGATCATCAAGCATCGCAGCTACACCTCCCTTCCGTAGTTAGGTCACCAAAACCTCAGGCGAACGATGCGCCCCCAGAACTGCGCGGCTTCGACGTCACCGCCGCATACACCGCCGCCGACATCGCAATCGCAGGGCCAATATCAAACGACTCAGCACGCGGCATCATCATCCACCCGCCGGACCGACGATCCTTACGCGTAGCCCCACGCACCGCCACATCAAGCTCAGCCTGGCCGCCATGCGTCAAACGGCCCTGATCAACAAGACTCACCCACAACGCATTGCCAGCGACCGACTCGTTAGACGAATACACCGAAGACTTAAACTTCAGCTGCTTCAGCTTCTCGCCCAACGCTTTCGCCGCACCAACCGAATCATGCTTGATCGGCGTTTTCCGAGACGCGTACGCGCGCAGGAAATCCACCGCCTCAACCTCAGACTGCGTGCCAAGAGCGATCTCGACATGCACCCCATCGTCGACACCAGACCAGCACGCAACAATCCAAAACCATCCGGACCTGGTTGCACTAACCCCGAACGCTGAAACGTCACCAAGATCGTCCACGTCGCAGCACAGCGACCGCCACTGATCGCCCGGAACAACCGACGAAACCTCGTTCGTCTTATCCCAAATCCCGAACACCTCACGACGAACATCCTCCGGAGACATGTTCTCCACCAGACGCTCAATCGCCGACTTACCAACACGATGCCCGAACGACGGATTAGCCTCAGCCAACCGATCCCAGAAACCCGGCGCATCAATATCGGCCACAACATCATCGGGAGACTCCGGAGCGAACTCCACATACACACCCTTGAACGGGCGGCGCTTCTTCTGCTCCAGCGCACGATCACGACGACGCTTGAACGCATCATGCACACCCAACGCAACCTCCTGCGGCCGCGGCGGCGTACCCATAAAGAACGCCAAACCAATCTCGGAGACGTTCATCGCGGCGAGCATGTCCGTCAGTGCCGACTCCTTCAAGTTCTGACACTCGTCATACACCTGAATATCAACTTCCGAGAAGCCACGACCGAAACCCTGAGCCCGGGCGCCGAACAAAATCCGTGACCCGTTCGCGAAGTGAACACCCCGATTGTCGTCAGACTGCACCACAGGATGCATAGGACGCATCTTCGGCCTGATCGCCGGCTTCTCCACAATCCCCGCGATCTTCGTCAACGTCTCCGATGACGTCCGATCATGATGCGAAGACCAAACCACCAACGTGCCCGGACGAGACAAACAGATCGCGATCAGCCCGACCATGATGCCCCACGTTTTGCCGGCCTGCCGCGCGATACTCAACGTCACACCCATGACGTCGCACGCCAGCGTGCCGTCCTCACGCAAACCCAAGGCCGCGTACCAAATGTCTTCCTGCCAGCGATCAAACGCCACACCCATACCGGGGAGCTCTGGGGCAATCAGCTCGTAGTAGCGGGTATGTGAAATGTCATCCGGGACGAAGCACTGGCGAGCAATATCGACAAGCGGCGCAGGGTTAACCCGACTTCCGGAACCGGTCGGCATCGAACGCCACAACCTTGCCGGACTCAGTCGGAGCCGACTCCGACCCCTGCGTCAGCGCCCGCAACCGAACAATCTCCGCCTTCGCCTTCTCAATCGCAGGGTTCAACTGCGAACGAAGCTTCGGCTCTTCTTCGAATGCCTCAGCCAACAGACGGTAACGAATCTCCGCCTCCGCCAGCTCATCACCAGCGGCCATCGCCTCATTCAAAGTGCTGTACTCAGCCATCACATATCCTCTCGGACCCGCCGGTTAACCGCCCGACGTCAGCGTGGCGCACCAAAAGCCTGGTGCAAGGTCTAGGCAAAGCGCGGATTCACGTACGACTCCCTCACTTCCGGGACAGCACGATCCCCAGACGACTTCGCGCGATTACACTGCCGACACACTGCCTGGCAGTTATCCAGCCCATCCGAATCTTCCTGAGACCAGCCCAGTCGCGCGGCCTCAACAGAACTCACGATGTGGTCAACCTCAAACGACCGCGGATGAGGTGGGCGAGCGTCATAGTCGATAACCCCGCCCAGTGCCTGGCAATCCGCCGTGATCCGCAACGCGCATGGAGCATCACCGTCACGCTGACGAACCTGAGCGCGGCGACGATTCCGAACAGTCGTGTTGGCGAACGGCACTACAAACCTCCCTACCCCCAGGTCACACACACACTCGCCT